GATCTTGATAACAGACATAGAATTTCCTTAAAAAAGAAATTCATTCGTTATCAAAATCATCTTATATTATATAATAATAATATACAATACTTATTATCAATAATACTACTTAAAATTTACGGTTCCATTCCCATAATATATCCAAAATTAAATATTAATAATTGTTTTGAAAAAATTTTTAAACACATTTATATTTATTCAAACTTAAATATTATGAGTTAAAAATTAAGAAAGATTTTTATGGAAAATTTTAAAGAAATAAATTTTTATCCGGACGGAAGATTAGACGCAGAAAATGCTGCGAAATATTTAGGAATTAGTAAAATGACACTTGCTGTTTATAGATCAAAAAAAACAGGACCTTCTTATATTAAAATAGGAAAAATATTTTATCTTAAAAGAGATTTAGATGAATGGTTAACAAAAAATAGAATTGTTACTCAAAACAATTAATAAAAAAACACTTCCTAAGTTTTATCTTGGGAAGTGTTTTTAAAGGATATAATGCAGTAAAAATGAGCAATTTATGCAATTTTAATCCTAATCATAAAAATTAAAGATGTCAAGCACCTTCAAACTCTTGGCGCCATTTAGCTGCACCACCAATAGCTTTATGATCTCTTGATTTAGATTTCTTAGACGAATAATCTTTACCTTCAGGTTTCATTCGACCGGAATAACCCATCTCATAGCCTGACGGTTTCATTTCGTCATCGACTTCTTTCATTTTTTTAGAAGCACGTTCAGGATGAGCAGAATAAAAATCATGATCAATAGCAACTCTATCATTAGGTTCCATTGAATCATTTTTTATTCTATCAACCGTTGTGCTTACACCATAAATTGTAGTCATAATATTAATTCCTTAATAATCGCAACCATCATGATGATGACGACGTCTAGCTCTACCACCACCACGTAACATCATTGCCCCTTCTTCTGCCATACCAGGATTAACGCCACCACTACCACCGCCCATATTACTAGTACCTTGGTTTAAATTCTGAGCAAAGTTTTGTCCCGCACCACGAGCAGCATTGCTAAATTGTTGACCAGCATTTTGCGCTGCTTGATTCACACCTTGTGCACCTGCTCTAAGGCCACCCATAACACCATGGCTAGCTTCATCAACACCTGATTTAATACCTCTACCAACAGGTGCTAACGCATGTCCTACATTCTTACCAATAGTAGTGGCGCCGCGTTTAATTCCTCTGCCAATACCTCTGACAAATGAACCAAAATTATGATGTTCTCTACCAATCATATCACCATCTGAATGACGTTCACGAGAATCTTTTTTGTGCATTTTCCCTTCATGTGAAAGTTTACGTTCCATATGCTTTAATTCTCTAGCTTCTTTCATATGTTCCTTACCTTCATGACGAAGTTTTGAACGTGACATATGGACATCTTCACCATGTGCATGATTGTGACGTGCCATAGGACGTTTTAGATAACCAGACATAGGCTTCATATGATGACCACCCTCTGCAGGCATTTCGCTTGAAGATCTAAAATTGGATGCTCTATGACTTCCACCTTGTGAAGGCAAACCACTTGCTACACCTTCGCCATGAGAATGTCTATGTCTTTTATGTCGATGCATATTACCACCATGGCTACCTTCTTCATCATCTCTCCCAACCATATCGCCTCTAGCATGGCGTTCTCTGCCCATTTCTTTACCACCTTGGCCTCTATTATTTGTTGCTGAAGGATATTCAACACCATCAGCAGCTTTTTGATTTAACATAGCCTTAAGTCTTTGTTCAGCTTCATTATGACCATAAATAGTTGTCATTTACTTCTCTCCTAGTTTGTTTTCATTCGTCACTTGTGACTGTTCTTGCTCATAATTTAGAGCACTATCGAAAGCCTTATTTTGACTTTCCATATCTGTTTTACGAACACTTTCCTCTAATTTTGCTTCTTCAATCTCTTTTTCAGATTCATGCTTTAAAGTTGTATCGTATGTTTTTGCTTGTATATCCAAGTCTGCTTTTTTATCGGCTTGTTGTACTTTAGCCATTTCTATTTGCGCTTTTAATTCCATTTCACGCTCTTGTATTTGCAATTTATATTGTTCTATTTGTAATTGCTTATCTTTTACTTCCAACTCTTTAATTCTAATTTGTTGGTCAATAATATCCTTTTCGTTTTGCTTTTGAATTTTAGCTTCTTCAATTTGCAAATTAACTTGGATTTGTTGAGACTTAACCTCAGCTTCATATCGTTTAACGCTTAATTCCTCCATCATCACTTCATTTGGATCTATTGGAGGCGGATTTTTCTTATCCTCTTTTTCTTTTTCAACTAAGAGAGCCTGAGCAGCTTGCATAGAAATGGAATTTTGCATCTGTTCAGGAATAGAAGCCACATCATCTGGTAATTGTTTACCGATAAGTGCTTGCATATTTGCCAAATACTTATAGACTTTATGTTCTGTTATATTGGCATTTAAAGCCGCAATGACTTTGCTATAGTCTTGAGATTCATCATTAGAAAGCTTATCGATCATATCTTGCTTTCCAATAATATGGGCATCATGATCTTGAGTTGGATAAGCTTTAATAGGCTCACCTCTCAATGCTCTAGCATTATCACTAATAAAGTCCAATTCAGGAATTTCATCTTCATCAGGATCTGGCATAAGCACTTGATCAGGATTTTCTATCTTTAGGGCAGATAGAATTCTTTTATGGATACTTCTGATATCATAAAGGTCTGGGTTCTGTTGGGCTAAATTCAATAAAGATTCTGCCATTGTAATTTGATGCAAAGTAGATGCACAATTTGGATCAATCGTAGGACTGATTCGAATATTAGGTGTAAAATCTTCTCTCATAATCACATGAGAACCACCTGGTACATCAAATGGATAAGGAGACTCTGGTAACCATTCTGCAAAGATATTATAAAGTAATTTTAATTCGCCTTTGAAGGATCGATACAATCCTTTCATTGTAGAATTTTCAAGGATATGGGAAGTGCTAATAATAGCTGCAGTTAAAAGTTCACCCGTATTGGACGGTAATTGTTCTGGACTAAAATCAGTTGCTGCTGATTGATCGTTCATTGCATCAGTAACTTTATCCATTAACTGCATTAAAACACCAGAAGGCTCTTTAAAAGGCAATGGCATAAAAGCATTTTGAATATTATTATCAAAGGTTGCGACCTGATTAATAACACCTGGTGCTACATTAATTTGTCCTCTTTCATTTTTATGAATGGTATTTTGTAATAAAGAAGGAGCATTTGATAATTTAGCAGCTAAAATAAGCTGTTGCAGGATCTCAGTTTCACATCTTGCAAGTCCCAACATAAGATGAGCAAGACCAAAACCATAAGGCCCCCATCCACTGAAATATTTCCATTGAATAATACGCCTAATTGGCCTTAACCGTGGATCGTTCTTATTCCAGTTACGGCGAATATCAACGATATTATTATTAGACTTATCTTTAGTAACAATATAAGGTAAAAGGCGTCCGGTGTAGTTTTCATATTTATCTGTATGATTAAATCCGTTTAAATCCCAATAACACATGCATTCATCAAAACAACCAATCTTATTAGTATCTTCAACTTGTGTTTCAACACCAACTTTAGATTCAATCTTTTGACGTACAATATCTTCCTGACCGTCATAATCTTCTACATAAACTCTTCTCCAAACACGAGAATTAAATTTTTGTTCAATTAGACGCTTAGATAAAGTATATCGATAAGTAACACGCTCTGCATTAGAAATTCCTGAAGCACCTGAATTTATAATAATATCTTCAGTTCTTATATAAGGACAAACAGGAATATCTTTAGCGTTATCAAGATAAGGCTTTGTAAATACATTTCCTGAAATTGCCATCCAAAATAAGGCTTGTTCTTTGTCTTCAAAATAATCTTCCATTACATCTTCAAGCATATAATTAGCGAACTCTTTCATTCGATAAGCTTGATCTTCTACATCTTCATTAATTTGTCCCCATGTTTTACTTTCAACAAAATTTTGTGAAGGAAATAAGTTAGAATGAAGTTTGGAAGCATTAAAGGTAGCAATTTTCAATAAAGTGGGTGCATATATATCTGAACCTTTTGCATAGTTACCATTTTTATATCTGTCGTTTCCGATACCGAGATATTCAACAGCATCACGAATAGTTCTTAGATATTTTTGACGTGCATCATCATCAGCTTTAATAGCATCAGAAAGATGTTGGCCTAATTGATTAAGCTCGCCCTCATCAACATGCAAAGCTAAATTTTCATTAAAATCTGTATGACCAATATAAGAAGGAACTCGAAGTGGAAAATTAATGATACGAGGATCACCAAACTGTTCCATATAACCAGCTTGGATATCACCAGGAAAATCTGTTTCTTCTGAATCTTGATATAACAAATGTGACGGATACATACTTCTGTCCCATCATTCGTTATCAATTCAAATTATACCTATTTTACAGCAAGATTCATAGATATTTATTTCTTATTTACTTAAAACATCCAAGGCAAATACTTCAAGTTCGTATTTCATCCTATCTTTAAAAGGTTTCTCAAAGGGAGTATCTTGTAAAGATTCAAGAAGTTTTTTAAGAGCTTCTTTAGTGTGCAATAAGGTTCTTGGATAAGGATTGCAATAAAACATTGCAGTGTTAATTAATTCAGTTAGGATTCTTTTAGTTTGTATTTCATTTAAGACACAATCTTTTTGCATATGTCATTCCTTCTCAAATTTCTTTAATAAATATCTCCACATATATTTGTCTTCTTTAATAACTTTATGTAATCCAGGTTTATATTTCTGATTTTTATAATAAACAAAATCATATTTATTTAGAATATACATTGATTTAATATAAATACTACCATCCTTAAACCTATCAATGACTTGATCATCTGTTATTTTTATTGAGGACAATTAAACTCTCTCTTCTCGATATAACAAATGCTGATTCGTAATATTAACATAATCAACCTCTGGTTCTTCTCCCTTATGATGTAATAATCCACTTTTTCTCATGTAAATAAAAGCCTGAGACATGGAATCTAAGATATCCTTGCCTGTGCCTCGAGGATATCGCAGACAAGCTTCAATAAACTTTTCAGCAAAAAGATAAGGTTTACTATATTGACCGGTTGGTGACATTGGAATCCACACCAAACCCTGTTCTATCATCATACTCGCATAATGTGTTCGTGCTACTTTAGATGTTGGAGAAACTCCATTCTCAGTTTTAAAACCATGATTCTTTGGATCAAATCCAATAACCTTTAACAAACCTCCTCTTCTTAAATCATCAATCAAAGCTTGCCCATTAGCAGCTTTTTCAATCAAGATAAGATCTGGTTCAGGCCCCATTCGATCTGGTGCAGTATGACTGAATGTATAATAGTTATAAGCACATTTCTTAATCATCTTTCTAAGATCAGGAGTTGCTAGTTTTCCTGACCAACAATTAAGAAGAATAATATTATAAAAGCCCATATCATTTTTAAAGATTCCCCATGTCGTAATGGCAGATTCGCAAGCATCTTCACCAGTACTCAATGCTGTGTCCCAACTGGAAATGACATATTCACAATGAGGCATCTGCTTAAACTTCCATGGCATAAACCATTCTCTTTTGATAATGTTTCCGCCTGCAGGTGTTGGATTCTGTTGCATCTGAGCTTGAATGGTAATTGCTGAACCATAACCAATCTTTCTTGTCTCAACAGAATCTTCATCAAACATTTCAGGCCAGAGAAGCTCACCTTCTTCTGTTCTAGGATCTTCCCAAGTCGTCTTCGTTCCACATAGAGTAACCGTGGAGCATTTACGTTTAAGTTCAAATTCCATCGGCAGCATTAAATGAACTACTGCAGGATCATTTTTAGCTAACCAATGGCCACTTAAATCATACTCGTGTAATCTCTGCTGAATAATAATAAGAGAACCCGAACGATCACTAGCAACTTTATCAATACGAACACTGACTGTAGAATCAATAACTTCATTGGTATATTCACGTCTTACTGTTGAGAAGATGTCTTGAGAACTATTACCATCATCCACAATAACTAAATGGGCACCCTCACCCATTGCTGAACCCTGTATTGTCTTAATAAGCTTTTCGCCACCAGCTGTATTAGCATAACGTTCTTTAGTGTTACAATCTTTAGAGATTTCTACCTTATGACCCCAGAATCTTTGATATAAATCTGATTGAATTAATTGACGACACTTAACATTGTCACGTAAAGCAAGCGAATAATCACCAGAGATATTTAAGAACTTAAGATTAGCTTCCTTGGCCCATACCCAAGAAGGGAAGAAGATATTGCAAATCGTTGATTTCATGCAGCGAGAAGGAATATTGATAATAAGGCGTGTAATTTCTCCTCTATAAGCCGCTTCTAAATGATCACAGATAGCTTTTATATGCCATCCATCTACATAATCAAAAGCAGGATAAAGAATAGGCCAAAATGTCTTTACATAAAAATAAAGACTTGTCTCACAATTTTTACGAGTTTGTTCTTCTTCTTTAGATAAAGCTTCCTTAAATAGAGAAAACTCTTTCTCTAGATTTGAAAATTCTTCATAAATATTTTTAACACGATACTTCGATACCATTTGTATATGATATCGATTTTACTTATTCTATACAATATTTATGTTGATTAAATCAAATACCTAATATTTTTCTATATTCAATTAAGAGTTGCTCTTGTTCCTGGAATTCGTCTTTTTTCATTTCAAGTATCTTAAGTAACTGTTTCATGACTTTAGTATCAAAACCAGCCTCTTTAGCTTCCTTAAATGTATCATTCATAACAGAAGCAACATCATCTTTCTCTTGTTTCATGCGTGCTAATTGAGTCATAAGAGATTTGAATTTTTCTTTATCGATTTCTTGCATATCAGCTGTCCTTTCTTACCTTAATTATTTGTCTTTTAAAAATATTCCTCACAAGTTTTTGGATAATATTCTTTTTCTTTATTGTCAAATACTGCATTAATGTTTTTAAAGCATTCCAAATATTTACCTGTATATTCATCAAATATATAAAAATGAATACATATATTTGGATTTGTTTCCGCAAATTTAATAGCTTCTTCAGCAGTATCAAAATTTTCCCATATATCTTTAAAATACACTCTGCAATTGAAACGTTTAAACATTTAAACTTTATCCGTAGATAATAAATCTGAAGTTTTAATAAGATTTTTCATTTCTATTGTCTGTACATTTTCAGAGGTAGGATTTTCTATATTTTCATTGTTACTTTCTTTTTTGTAAAGATTTTTAATATAATTTGCTACAAATAAAACAAGAGGAATTCCTACAAAAAAAGATACAATAGAACTATAAATATAAACATTATTGTTATTAGCAGCGTGTTTGGATGTGCCAGGCACTATATTATTAGTCGGAAAACTAGTTGGTTGTTCATTAAAATCGTCTGTTTTAACTATTTCTTTCGTTGGAATGTTTGTTGGAGTATTAGTAATTTCTTTGTTTTTAATTACTGTGGGATTCGAACTTGGAATAACACTAGGAAAAGAGAGTGGTGTAGAACTTGGAAAAGATAGCGGATTTAAACTTGGATAGGATAAAGGATTAAAGCTTGGAAAAGAAGTAGGTGAAGAATTTAATGTGTTTGGAAAACCATAAACAAGGTAAGTTACGTCATCAGTAGTACTACCGATTAAAATATCATCATATCCATCCGCATTCACATCGCCTGCTCCACTAACCGATGCCCCAACAGTGTAAGAACCACCTATAAATGTAATACCCTTATTGCCTAATCCATTAGAAATCCTCATATCTATTAAGTTATTTCCTCCATAAATAAGATATGCATTTCCTTGATAAGGCCTAAGATTAGCAGCAGATCCTATAAGTATATCAGGATATCCATCGCCATTGAAATCCCCTGCTCCGCTTACTGAAAAAATATCAGTTTTAGGACCAATAAACTTAACTCCTTTATTTCCCAAATTTTGATTTAAATTTATATTGGTAAGATTATTTCCTCCATAAATAAGATAACACGTGGCCAATGATGTATTAGTTTTCGAACTAATAAGCATATCATCATAACCATCTTTATTTACATCCCCTACACCACTGACTGAAAATCCCGTAAATAATGAACCTGAGATAATAAATCCATTTTCAACCAATTCATTATCTAAATTAATACTTCTTAGATTTTTCCCCCCGTAAATAACATAAGATCTTCCTTCAGTAGAATTATAATTAGAAGCTCCAAATAATATATCAGGATATCCATCACCGTTAACATCACCTGCTCCGCTTACTGATTCACCTATCGCTCCATTGCCCGTGATATTGAATCCTTGATTTCTTAACTCACCTAAATTAATAGACCCTAAAGATTCATTTCCGTAAACAACATAAACTGCTCCTTTGTATTCTCTTGTAATAGGATTAAAACAAGGAGCGCCAATAAGTATGTCTGCATACCCATCTTTATTAATATCTCCGGCATTACTTACTGCCTCTCCTGCTCTAGAAGTTGTCCAAGAATTATAGTAATCAGGAGAATAAGTAACTCCCCCTAACATTGTGGTCCCACTTTTTTCTAAAGGAAGGCTAAGATTTAAACTTTTTAAACTATTATTTCCATAAAGTGAATATGTTATACCACGCATATACTCATAGGCAGGATTCCCAATAATAAAGTCAGAATAACCATCTCCATTAATATCGCCTCCTCCACTAACTGAAAAACCTACACCAGGAAGAGAAGGATTTATATAGGAACCATAAAAAATAAGATCATTACCTAAAGAATAAGTTAAATTTTTATTTGTTAAATTACTACTTCCATAAATAAGATATGCAGCTCCAGCCCAAGAATATAACTCAGGAGCTCCTATTATAAAATCGTCAAATCCATCGCGATTAACATCCCCCGCACTACTTACGGACTGTCCTAACCATCCTGTGCCAGTGATATTAATTCCTCTATCACCCAAATCAGTTAAGTTAAAAGTTAGTCCAGAAGCTTTCGAGAGACAAAGTGCAGCGCACATGAATTTAGAAATAGAATGAAGATGTCTACTGGAAGTTTTTTCTGATAAATCTTCTTGAAGTGTAGCACTAAGTGGACTTATTGCGGTTGAAAGAAAAGTTAAGAGAGTAATTCTAGAAACGGTTTTGATAAATTTATAATTATTAAACATTGTGATTTTTATTGATTCTTTTTTATTTTGTTATAAAAGTTATAACTTATTTTGGAAATCAATGAAAACACTTTTTATCCGAATGCTATTAAATATCTATTTTTTGTTAAACATATTAATATTATTTATCTATAATTTCATCTATTATTAATTTTATTTTATCAAAATTTTCTTTATCCATTTTTTTATTCAAGAACTCTTCGTTTTGAATATATGTACTTTTTATATGTAAAGCTATATGTTTTGGAATATGATAACTATGAGCTAAAAAGTCTCCTCTTCCCATTTCATACCGTATATATTTATTTTGATCTGGTAATAAATATATGTGTTCTCTCAATACTAAAGTCATAAAATCATCAACAGATTTATTATTATCAATTTCAAAATAGTAAGTAGTAATATAACTATTTTGACCTTGATTAAAATATTTTTCAATATTATTGCAAACAGGATTTAGACTCTTTACATACTCAATGAATTCTTCATATATATCTATTTTATATTCAGCTTTAGTCATTTTATATTAGATCTTTCGTTTCGAACTTCATCTATATCTCTACCCATAAGATATTCATAACCTTTTTGTGCTTGAACGATCTTATTTGTTCTTTCAATTACCCACACAGCGATATCCCAATCTTCTCCTTCAATTGTTGGTAAAATCATTAGTTTTATTTTCCATAGAATAGTTTTTGATGTCATTTCTTAGAGTATTTTTGCAAAAGAGGAATAAATTGGGTGCTTAAATCATTGCATAAATGTTGCGCCACATTCATCTCATGTGATTTCTCAAACTCTTTCTTCCAATAAGATACACAATTTTCTAAAGTATTAAGAATATATAAAAGATACTGTTTATCAGTTTGACTGCCAGATTTAGGAAAACACCACATGTATAGATTATCTATTGGATTTTCTTTATTCATCAGATTTAACTTTCTTAGTAATTTCTTTTATAGCTTCTTCTATTCTAGGCCAGTAACCATTATCTGCATGTTGCAAACGTATTTTAATCCACTCTGCTAGATTCACCCAACGCACATGATCTTTTGATGCCATGTCTCTTATTGCGAATGGATAATAATCATTGTTACTTTCTTCCCATAATATGGCAAACATTTCTATAAGTTGCTGGACATCTTTTTCATTTTTTTTCAAAAATTCCAAACTGTTCATTTATTTTCCTTTATCTCACCATTATCTTGGTCCCGTAAATCAGCAATAACTTGCATAACTTTTTCAAAACAAATTTTATATTTATCGGAATCTATTTCTTCTTTGGAAAAAACTAAAGCAAAAATTACCTTTACTTCTTATGTAGCTTGATCTGCAATATACTCTATTGATTCACACCTCATAATTTTTCTTCGGCCATAGTTCTTCTTTTGTATAACTCCCCAAAAAAAGATTTGGTAAATTCTTAGTAGTTACTATCATAGGAACTGTTCTTTTATTGTCAGGTATCATCGGCATTACTTGATCTCTCTTCTGTTGATTTTTAAGATGATTGATATGGATACGTTTATTCCTTTTCATCTTCTATCCTCTCCTTATTTACTTCATCAATATCGCGGCCAATTAAAGACTTATCAGGAGCTTCAACGATTTTATTTGTTTTTCTATCAAAAATGACAAGTTCTGATTTGATTTTAAGAGGAATAAACCGTTGGTTATCTTTGAATCTAAGATGATTCATCAAAAGAAGTGGATTATGTTTCATCTTGACGCCTTTTTAAACTCATATACTCTTCAGATAAAAGTTCTACATTGTTTCCCATAGAATCTATTATGTTTTTTCGAGTTGCATGCATTAAAAGTTTTTCTTCTTCGGTAGGTTCAGGTAAAACTCAAAACTGTTAAGTCTTCTTCATCATAACAAGCTATACAAGTATTGTGTGAACATGCATTCGATCTAAAAAATTTCCCTTTTGGAAAAAAACAATGAATAAAACAACATTCATCTATAAACACATCTTCAGGAAAATCTTCAATTTCAGAAAAATCACAAGCAATAAAAGTACATTGTTTAAGTAAATATTTTTCAGATCGATTATCTATACACGCAAACATTAATTTATCAAGTATATCAATATGGTTTTCATTTAAGAAAAACTTCCTTTTTATTATATGTTCTTTATTCATGCTTTCCCTCCACCATGGTGGTATATATAATGGAATTTCTTTTAATTTTAAATAAAGATCAGTAAAAAGTAATTTTGATTCAAAATCCTCATCATCATAAATCATAATTTTACTGCCATATTATATGTCCTTTTTTAATAATGATTTTAACTCCAAATCTTCATTATCTTTTTGTTTTTCAAATTCCTTGCATCTCAAAAGATAACATTGGTAAACTTCTTCTGTAATATTCTTAAAGCATTCCCACTTATGACCTTTCAGACAATCTGAATATTGGTCGCTTACTAATTCAAAATAATTTCCAACATCCTTATATAAATGGTAATCGTCATTTGAATTCATCATAACTAACATCTGAGGAAAAGGATTATCAGGATGAAAGACGCAATCTCCCTTATTGAAGCCAAATGATTTAGGAGCTTCAAAATAAGTTAATTCATTATAATTTATTGCATACCAATATATTCCCATATTATATTTCCTCTATAGTAACAGGATACATATCCTCTACTTGCTTCTTCTTAAGAATATACATAGGGGTTTTAAATCCTTTTACATCTTCAACTGTAACACTTCCATCAGCCCAAAACACTAAAAAATCACAGACATATTTTGTATTACCAGGCAAATGAAAAGGAACTTGTCTTAAGAAAAATAATACTTCTTCTTTTGCTTGAAGTATTTTAAGAGTATTGTATCGTTTAGCTTCTTTTTTAGAAGAAAACTTAATTCCATCAGTTTCAGTTGGTTTGGCTTTGAATTTATGATGAAGCATTTACCATTTACTGCAAATATATTGTTGAAATATTATCTTCTTCCGTTATATTATTTGATGTATTCTCTTTTTTACTTATACAATCTTCTCTTAGTTTAATAAGTTTGGTTTGTTGTTTTGGTAACATATGCATTAATATGTCAAAGAATTGATAGTGATAGTTGGATTGATTGAAATCTAAGTATTTTATGTAATTAACAGCCTTAGGAAGAGATTTAGAAGGCTCACCATAAAGAATCGGGATGAATTTAGTAGTTCCAACTAGATTGTGATAGATATAGCCCCATTCTCGTTTAATGGGATTGTTTTGATCATTTTCGATACGTTCTTTATAGGAAGGAGTGAAGATTGTTATAACGTAATCTACATTGGCTATATAAGTCATAAATTGTGAGATACTGTTTCCTGGCCCTATATCGCTTCTATCATAATAAGTATTAATGTTTGAAAGCCTTAGATCCTCATTTAACTTATCTACGAACTGATTCTCTTCTCCCCAGGCATGACTAATAAAACAACTTACATTTTCGTTAGGTATTGTTTTAAGAGATTTTTCAAAATAGTATTCTTCTATAACTTTAATAATCTCTAAGGCAGCATCTTGTTTCTCTACCTTCAAAATAACGCTTTTCTCTTTCATAGAGAAAAACTTAGTCATCATGATATCATGACAAATGATTAAGCTTAAAGAAATCAAAGTTGAAAGAAAGAGTATTTTTCTCATGAACAAACAGGATAATATCTGCTATATTGTAATAGTTATTTAATCTTAACAGATTTTCTCTCATGCCAGAAAGATTTTTTATGATTCTACTTTTTATAGGTGCAGTAGCTATTACAGCTTTAAGTATATATTTGTATGGCCCAGATAATCCTGTAGAAGAATTAGCAGAAGATGTCATCAAAATTGAAACAGGAATAGATGTTGATCTTACCCCTGAGTCTCCTGAGAATCATGTGGGACATTAATATTTAATTTTGCGTCTATAGCATCTAATCTTTTTTCTATTGAGTTAAAGAACTCAAACAAAGCACAATAATTTCCTCGAAGAATCATATAAGAGTTTTCCAATCCTCTAATTACTTTTATTCTAGAAGCTAATATTTTATAAACATCAACCAAGATTTCTATTTGTTTTTCTATATCAACTTTTTCTGACAAATTCTTCTCCAATTTTTTCTTTATTAAGATGCTTTAGAAGATTATATTGCGTATAATAATGAGTTATTCCCCATATTAAATTAGAAAGCAAGAATGCTGCTCAAAAATAAATGTCATCCCAACTTTTGCGCTATTATCGTTCATTAGTCTTTACTTTCCTCTTTTTTAGAAAAAATATTTTGCCAAGATTCTTCAGAAATACTGTTTTTCTTTTTAAAATCATCAAGAAATTTATGAAAAGAAAATCCAATATCTTCTAAGATTGGGGAAGAAATAATCTCAAGACTTTCTTTTTTAAAAATTATAGGTCTGTCTAATCCCTTTCCTTCAAATATCAAAAAGTTCGGCTGGGTTTCATCATAATATAAATGAAACAAAATATTGGAATTCAAAGGCATTACTTTTTACTTTCTTCTTAATTTGGCTAGAAAGGAAGGAATCGAACCTTCAATCTCTAGATCCAAAGTCTAGCGCTTTACCAATTAAGCTACTTTCTATTGTTTAAATTTATGGCACTAAAGACATGAGTTTTCCCTTTTTTTAAAGCATCTAAGTTCTTTATAACGCTCGGATAATTCGAATTCAACCTTTTGCAGTTCGGTAGTAACTTGATGATATTCCTCTTTTGAGCGGCTTATTTTCTCTTCCATTTTCTCAAGAGAATAACTATCAATTTCTTTTTGACGAATTAATAAGTTTTCTAAATAAGATTCAGACTGACTTATTTGTCTTTTCACTGTATTAAGCTTTTCATGATAAATAACTAAGTTTTCTTTAGCTAATTTAACAGACTCTCTTAATACCCGAAGATGTTCTTTTAATATAGAACAATCTTCGTTGATATTTGGTAAATCTAAATTCACAACAATTTCAGATGATGAAGACATGTCGTTTAATCACCTTTTAATTCAATGACTTGTATTCCACCATTTGGGCCAGGGATACTTGTATAAGTACTTGTCGGTATATCATGCAGTGGAACCTCTTTTATTTCACCTGGCATAGGTTTTCTTTGCTTAAACTCATACAAATCTATTTCTTTTTCAATTTTATCGAAAACATTTCTCAAACACTCAACTAATTCTTCATCAGTATTAACACCCGCAAAAAATTTAAAACCTTCTTTGTTTTCATTATAAGTTTCAAAAAATAATTTAAAGTTAAAATCTCTTTCAAACATATGGTAAGTTACAAGAAATTGTTCAGCAGAATAATAAGCCATAAAATATGCTAGTAATAATTTTCTTCTATCACAGTCTGGAAATGCTAATGGTTGAGATTGAATAAATATGAATCTAATTTTATCAACTAAAGCAAATAATGGAGTATCATTTTGCACAAAACCTCTTTCGTGAAGACTTAAATAAGGAATAATTTTTTTATCTCTTTCATTAAACCTTACTCTATTTTTCCAGAAGAATTCATTACTATACTTATCTGTATTCATATATATTTATCCTTTAATTAATAGTATTATTCTGTACATCAGTTTCAGTTTTTTCTTTAAGATGTTTTTCAAAGACATCTTTTACAACTAAACTTAAAACCTGTTCAGTAGCATAGTTTACATCATTTCCAAACTTAACAGATTCTTTCAAAGGAACTCCTATAAGTGCGCTTATGATATAACCATACTCAACCAAGCTTATATCTTCCAGTAATCCTAAGATGTGAGTTAATAGCCCATCAATCTTATCTTTATCGAACTCACCTTGAATTGGTCCTATTTGCATTGTTTTTGAATCAGTCATTTTCGGGTTCCCACTTTTTTCCACTTTCAAAATTAAGATGATTTTCAATATGACGATTTCTAGGGAATCCGTTCAAACTAAAAACAGTTGTCAACTCGTCTTCTTCAAGATTATATACTGAAAGATATGTATCATGTTTTTTTAAAACAAGATTTTTGTCCTCATAAGAATCTAAGTAAACAAAACCTACTTTAAATTTTGAATCAGTCATTATTCAAATACTCCTTAATTTTATTTATTATATACTGCTTATATGATTTCTTTATTTCTTCTATTAACAACAATACTAAACATAACTTAGATTCAGGATAAAGAGAGAATGATTGCCTTAAAACTCTTCTCGCTTCTTTAGCTTGATTCCAATCCTCTATGTCAAGTTTCATTCCTTACTATCCTTTTCTTCCGGATTCTTATAAACATTAGATATTGATTGTATTTGGTCATAAAAGACTATTCCATGTCGGTTTTTATCTGTTACTACTCTGCAATAATTTTTACATATATCTGGGAAATCTATTGTACCTACACAACGATAATCATCATTCAATATAAAGAACCACTCAATATCTTTTGCATCACACTCCCAATTTTCTTCGGAATCCCTTAAAATTTCTTCAATGTCTTCAGCTGTTATCGTCATTGGATTCTTCTTTCACTTCCTCTTTTTCATATTTAATCTTTATCAATTCAATTGAAACAATTTCATCGTAAAGTATACTAACCCATTTTTCGTTAGATGGAGGATTATACAAATTCACAGTAAGATGATCAGATCCTAACCCTAATATTTCATAGGTTTTATAAGGAAAAGATGGCCCTCTAGTCCAAATATTGAAGATATATTCCTCATCATCTTCTAATTTTCCTACTACATTTTGCAATTGCCCAATCATATTCTTTATAATATCGCGTGTTTTTGCCATCGTTATTCCTCTTTGTGTTGCAATTGTTCGATATATCTAATAAGCTCTGCTCTTTCAGAAAAAGAAAGCTTATTTATCAACAAAAAGATAAATTGTCGCAAAGATAAAGCAAACTCCCCATTCGAATCAGGTATTTTTTCTATTTCTTCCAAAAGTTCTCTATCAATTTCTTCTCGTTTTTTGAATATAGTGACTAATTTTGAACAGTCCGTAAAACTCATTTCTTACCCATTTCCTTTTTAAGTTCGGTTAATTTACTCTCCATATCATCGATCATCAATGATGACTTAAATTCCTTACCTTTTACAAGCACATCAATCAGTATTTGACCATCCTCCAAATCAAGCTCTCCTCTAGCCATTTTTTCTGATACCATTGCAATGTTTTTCTCATAATCTTGTAAAACGCCAATCTTAATAAAATTATTGATAGATGTGCGCAACTTACGATCTGGTTTTTGAATAGGTAAAGTTCTATTCAAAATAATCTTAGCAGCCTCCATATCCCCTTCAAGAGCTTTTTCCATAATAATGGTACAAAGATTTGCTATATTATTCCATCCCCACATTGAAATAGACTTTTCTAATGTGCTTAAATGTTTGCAACTCAGTTTTCCATGGATATCAGGAGCCTCTTTTTTTGTTTTTTCCTTTGCATATTCTTGGATACGTTCTTCTTCAAACAGATCTGCTTTTTCTCCAACATCCAGAATCTTTTTTGTCTGATGTACGTCTTCCGATACTGATTTGCCATTTAATGTATATTGCGTAGGGATGTCCGTTTCCCTATAGTACTTATAGACTGTTGGCCGAGTGAGATTAGTTTGTTTAATAATCTCGCATGCTCTAAGTCCTTTCTTTTTAAGAGAGTGAACAATTTCTCTTGGCGTCATATTTTTCTTAACAATAATCTTCTTTTTCATAACATTGATCTCTTTTTACTATTAGTTGAAATAAAGAAAATTTTTCAACTGTCTTTTTAGTCATTATTACTTTAAATCTACCTTTAGTACGAAAACAGAGCAACAAAAAAGTTCTTTTCTTACGTTTTAAAAAATGTTAACAATTATTAAAAAGGAATGCAACACAAAATGATGCCACTTACTATATCCACCATTTATAAGATAGATGACCTTGATTTCAATGAAACTTTAGATTGCGCAAATGATCTAGCAAAGGTTCTTTGGGAAACCATTACAGAACTTGAGCTTATATCAGCTTACAAGAATAAGAGTCTTTTAGTTCATGCTCTTGAATTCAAACCACAGGTAAAGAAATTCTATGGCAGAGTTGAAAGCTTTTTACATGAGATAAAAGAAGGAGATTAAAAAAATGTTACCCATATTTTCTCAAAAAGAAACAACAAAACACATAGATAAAACAAATTATATTTTAGATGAAGCAATCATTATGTTAATAAATGCTGTATATTATGATCAACCTCAAATTTTTGCTCAATCAAGGGATCTTATAACAAACATTATCGATTACAAGAAGGAATTATTAAAACACAAAGAAAGTTTAGAAGGTTAAAAAAATGCTCTTAGATTCATCCTTTGAAACCACTTTAAAAAGTGTTAAGAAACAAAGAATTAAAATCAATGTTTATAAGATCTGTTCTAGAGTCATATGGGAATACATTATAGAGAACTCTGTTGTTTTACCTCCTGACACTAAGTATTTAGTAGATAGATTAACAGAGCAATTAACTGACTATATTAGTAAAATGAAATAAAATACAAGGAATATTATAATGTATGAAATGACAATACAGTCTATAGACGATACTTTCCTTATCGTCTTCTTACCTTCTATGTTAGGAGTTTTAATAGGAATAATTATAGCTGAAATACTCTTTAAATTTACCAGGAAGAAAGAGGAGATTGAATCATGACGACACAAGAAGAGTTAAAAACTTATTTAAAAGCGGGCCAAAAAGTATATATCTATACAATAAACCATACATTAGATAACAGAGAAATACTTTATATTGGGGAAAATTTTATAGAAATAGAAGCGAACACAACCGGAAACACCCTTTTAGTTTTTTATTCACAAATCTTATTAATTGAAATTATTTGAAGGATTAAAGCCATGAAAACAGATACACAACTTGCTCTTACCGAAGCTTTAGACGAATTCAAAGAAACAGTTACCAGACTAAATCACAAAGAAGACTGTTACGACTATATGGAAGATTTCTTTTCTGATATGAAGAGTTATATAGCAGATCAGCTTTCTTATATCGTAGAGACTCACATAGAGGAACATAAGTTACCAGCGTAAAGTTTAACACTAATCTAAGGAGATAAGAGTAAAATGATTACAGGCTACAAAGTATTTTATGAGGCAATAAAAGAAGAAGCAGAAAAACGCCATACTGAAATTCTTTTCTTACTACGAAGTCAGAAATATATTAATCATCATGCATTGGATAATATAAAAGGATTTAATTACGAACAAATACTATCTGATTCAGATCTTTTATTTAATTATTTTTCATCTTTAAATAAATCTGAATCCATTTTACTTATGTCTAAAGATAAGCACTTTGAAGAAGCAAGTAAGATAGAGCGCATCGTTAGCAAGATAGAAAGTCTACGAGAATATTTATCTCCTCTCTTTAACAAGATAAAGGAAAGCGAAAATGATTGATATTTTTGAAAGAGCATTAAGAGATTTAATTCTTAGCGATTCAAGAGATGTACAGACTGCTCTTTTTGCACTTAAAGAATTCGATATCTGTGAAGAACAACAATCAGAAATAGATATCTTACAAATAATGTTTGCTAAAATTGATACTGATAACCTCTCAGAAAAAAATGTAGAAAATTTAAATATAATTTTTGGAATATGTCAAAGAATCCAAGAGCGACATAATTACAATTCAATAATTGTCCATAATCCTCAAGGTTTGATTAATTATGATAAAATAAAAGAACCTATTGAAAGATTACATATGTATTTTGCTGCGATTAGCAAAGCAATTATAGTTGAATCACAGAAACTTATTCACCAGTTACAAGCAGATAAGGAAAAGACCAAAAATGATTGAGTGGTTGGCTACTCCTATTGATATAAGCCGAGGAATTTTTATCTTGATCATAGTATGTTTATTGGCAACAAGAATAACATTAATTTTTAAGAAAGATTAACGATGCTTACAACAGAACAAAGAATAAAGCGTTGTTATGGAATTGGTGGAAGTGATATAGCTATTATCTTTGGCTTATCACAATACAAAACACCCTATCAACTCTATTTAGAAAAAAGACGTCCTGGTGAAGAACCTTATATAGGCGAAGATAAATCTTCTTTAGCTGCTGATATTGGAAGCTACTTAGAAGACAAGATCATTGACTTATATATAGAAAAGACAGGTAATGTTCTAGTTCAACGAGGAGAAGTTGAAACTAAGCATCATACAGATTATCCTTATCTATTTGGCAATGTAGATGGCATTTTAAGCGATGGTGGATTAGTTGAAGCAAAATCTACAGAAATTACACTCAAAAAGAAATGGGGTGATCCTGGCAGTTCTAAGATTCCAAGAGAATATCTCTTACAAGTTGGCTTCTATAGCGCTATTTACAATCCTCCTTATGTGGATATCCCTGTTCTTTTTGGTAAAGGTGAGTTTCAAATCTATCGCTACAATCGTTATCCTGCTTTTGAAGCTAAGATTGTAGAAAAAGCTATTGAATTTTGGGAAAATCATGTTTTAAAACAAGTTCCTCCTGAGGCAGCGAGTATTACAGACTTGCTGTCTCTCTATCCGGAGGCTGCCGAAGAGAAAGAAATCAAAGCTGACTTTGATACTTTAGGAAACATAGAACAATACAAATATATGTGCAATCAAATTCAACTATTAGAAGAAAAATCAGAGAAATATAAACTAGAAATACTTAAGTTTATGAGAGATCATGAAGTATTGGTAAATGAAGACGGAAACCCTTTAGCGACTTATAAATATCATCAAGCGCGAAAGATTCTTAACATTAACCAATTAAAAAAAGATCATCCTGACATTTATGTCGGATGTTTAGAGGAAAAGGCTAGTCCTCGTTATTTTAGATTAAAGGAAGAAAAAAATGTCTAATGAAAAACAAACGAATCAGATAACTCCGATTCAACATGTCATTTCTAAATTGAGTGACAAAAAATTTGATAGAGACTTATTTGAGATGAGTGGAGGAAAACTTAATCTTCCTCATTTTAAAAAAGCTGTTATTGCTGAACTCAAACAAAATGTCTTGCTCAATAAAAATGCTTGTACTCCTTCCAGTATTTTCCAAGCTATCGCTAAAGCTGCTTCATTAAATCTCTTTCCAGGCGGTGGATTCGGGCTTGTCTACTTTGTACCTTATAAAGATACCTGCACTTGTATCTTAGGCTATCAAGGAATGGTAGAGCTTGCTTATAGAGCTGGCATCTTAATCGGTGCACAACTTATCTATAATACTGATACAGAAGGGAAAGGTATTATTGATGAACGAGGCACTAATCCTAAGTTTATCCATATTCCCACTCCTTTAACTGAACCTTTAGGAAAACTTATTGGAGTTTATTCAGAAGCACGTGAACTTCATGGAAAATTTATTGACTTTGATACAATGCGTTTAGAAGAATTAGAAAAAATTAAAAAATCATCTCAAGGTTACAAATATGCTGAAACTACTACTGGTAAAAAAGACAGTATTTGGCATCTTCATACAGAAGAAATGTATAAGAAAACTGTTTTACGACATCATTTCAAGAAGCTACCAAAATTCATTACAGACAATATGAATTTAGCCTCTCTTGAAGATGATGCCATCATTATCGATGAAGAAGGCATTAAACAACATGTGTCTCCCTCAACAGATATAAAAACTGTTGATGAACCGGTTGATACTATCCATGATATGCTAGAAGAAGTTCAGAACAGTTAAGGAGATTTATGTTAGAAAAAGTTATTGGTATCAGAATTGATCAAGAGCTTTTTAATAAATTAGAAAAACTTGCAAAAGAGTTAGGGTTTTCAATAAGTCATTGTGCCCAGCTCTGTTTGCAGGTAGCTCTAAATGAACAAAGCTTAACTAAGAAAGTAAAAGATCAATCATGAAAAAAGATAAAGAGAAATTCTTAGATCAACATTGTCGCTATTTAGCTGATAAAGCTAGAAAAAAAGCGAGATGGGGAGAAAAGCTTTTGGTTTGTATTGAACCAGAAATACATAGGAAAGTAGCGATTCATGCTGCTGAATATGGACTCACTCCAACTAAGTTTGTAGAGCAATTAATTAAAGAATGGGTAGAAAGTCAATGAAAGACTCCGCAAGTATATTAGCTGCTATAGCTGTTTTCTTATTGATGTTAATTTTACATTTAGGAAAATCACAGACAGATAGAAACACAGAAGATATTAATAAAATCAAAGACGATATAACTAGATTAAAGGAAATCACAAAATGCCAATAGCAATTACAATTTGGGTATTATTAGCGACAGTTATTGCTACCGATACTATAGAGAAAAGTAATTCCAAAGAAAATTTAAATATTGAACAAGAAAGTTTAAATAAATAATTAATATATTGCTTGCTTTATCAGTTTTATTATTTAAGTTATTTCTTACAATCTTGTTGGTTTTATTTTTTTACAACATTAAGAGTATAGACGATAGTTTACATAAAATAGCTACAAGTATAGAAAATATTGGAAAAGTAAAATGAAAAAAATATTATTAACTTTATTTGTGATATCTCAAATATTTCTTTTTACAGAGATATTTATAGGCCTTTCAAAGTTAATAGATATGATAGACGAAACCCAAAAAAGAGTATTAATATTAGAACATTTACATCATGAAAAAAATTATAACCAGATTAAGTGTGATCAGCATGTTAGCTAATCCCACTTATGTAATGGAAGAAGAAAAAACCTAAGAGATGCATCTTGACATTTCTTCTCCCGTTAGAACATCTTCCACACGTGCATTTGAGAAGATAGTTATTATTAATTCCATGGAGGAAAATAACCATAAAATCATATCGCATTTGAGGAAGGAACATCAACCATTAAAAACAGGAAACGTTTAAAATGATTAAAAAAATATTGATAACCTTAAGCTTAACAACAAGTTTAGTTGTAGCTACCGAAACTCCATATGAATGGGATACACAATGGGGTAAAAAAGTTTACATATTAGAAAGAATTCCAGAAAAACAAAAACCCTTTAATCCAAAAGAAGATAATGGCTTGGATGTATTTCTATTAGAACCCGCTTCTATTCCAGAACATCTTTATAAAAAACCTGAAAATATTATAGGTGAAAAAAGTGGGCCTAGGAAACCATTACCGGTCTTCCAAAATAATAACGATGAACTTGGTGTTGTTTTATTAGAGCCACAATCAATCCCTGAATATCTTTATAAAAAAAACCCTAATAAGACAAAAAAACAAATAAACGAAGAAAATCATTAACATCAATCATAGGGCTGTTAATTCAGCCCTACTTTCTTAAGGAATAATTATGAAACCTTTATCAAAAATGTCCGTAGAGGAATTATATCAAATAGCAAAAGCAATACGTCCAGAATCTTTGGATAAATTTCAACATCCATTTCCTTATGATAAAGTAATTCATATTTACTGCCAATCAACAACAAATAGCATTCACATTGAAGGAGTCCACGAATATCTACCCGTAATAGGAGATTTTTCAGTTAATTTTTCATTACCAGTTTTAAAAGCTCTTAAAAACCTGGTTAACTATCAAATTAAATACATAGGAAGCAAATAGAATGAAACCATTAAAACACCTAAGCGATGTAGAATTAAGAGAAAATTTTGGAACTTGTGATATTCGAATGGAGTTATTAGACGAAATAACCGAAATGAATGATCTAGATGATATAACCTTACAACAAAAATTATTAGAATATCAAAAAGAATTCGTAATAGCCAATTCTGTAGAAATAGTCTTCGAAAATGAAGATGGTTTTTTATTTAAATCACAAAATAATTATGTTTTTTTAAAAAATTCAGCTTCTTTTTCTCATATATTAGAGGAATTTAGAGCAAAAAAACAATATATGCGTCCCTTTGAAGGCGATTTAAAACCAATTAAGTCTTATTCAGAAATCGCAGATATACCACAAGGCGAATCTCAAATAACGCCAGAGCAAGAAAAATATTATGCAAAATTCGTTGGAGAATTAACATATCGTCTTAAATTTTTTCCTGAAAGTACAATAAGCTCTTGGATTAAAGATCACTACCCAGATATATATTTTGGAGGTTTAAAATGAATAAAGACATACCCCATTTATTACGAGCCAATCTGACAGAAATGCGTGGCCCTTCAGCCAATCAAATCTTATCCACTATGAGAAAAGGTGAATATCTTGACTTATCTAATCAAAAACATAAAACTAAACTAAGTAAGTTTACTAAAAAAGAAACCGATGAGTATCTTTATTACGGTAAAATTCCAGAAAGATTTAAAAAATGACAGAAACAAGAACATCTAAACAAGGCTTTGCCTCAATGGATCGTAACAAACATTTAGAAATTTCTAAAAAAGGTGGTATTGCAAGATCATCTCAATTAACAGCTGAAGAGCATGTCATATTAAGTAAAAAAGGTGGCATAATTACTCGAGAAAAATACGGCCTTCAACATTACAAAGAAATGAGTAAGAAAAGTTATCTCAAAAGATTAGAGAAAAAAAAATGAAATCAATCTTTGATATGAATGAAAAAGAATTATACGCTAAATTTAATTTAAACCATCAAGATGAAAATAATTATTATTTAAAAAATGCATCTGCTGCCGAAAAATATAGCCATAATCTTGTCAAGGGATGCTTTTTACCTAATTTTTCAAAATTTACAATTAGCAAACATGTTTCATTAGATGATCTAATACTCTTAAAAAAAATTCTTGAATATGAAATTGAATATAAAAAGCAAATATTTGAACCAAAAAACAAGGAAAATCCCGTATGTCAAACACAGTAAATAAAGTTATTCTTATAGGCCATGTAGGAAAAGCACCGGCTGTTAAGCTTTTTGAAGACGGCAATAAAATTGCTCAGTTCTCTATAGCGACCACTGAAAATTGGAAAGACAAGAAAACCAATGAATGGCAAAGCAAAACCTATTGGCATCGCATTTCTGTTAAAAAACCTTATTTAGTTGAGAAGACCGAAAAATATCTTCATAAAGGTTCGTTAGTTTATATTGAAGGGCAACACCAAGAACGCTCTTATGAAGACAAAGAAGGAAAAATCGTTTACATTTCAGAGATAGTTGTAAACGCTTCTGGCAATCTCATTGTCTTAGACAAAAAGGATAATGAAGAAAAAAGAGAAACTCATACATCATCTCAGGAGGCACCTCCTAATAACGCTGTGTATACAGTTTATGATAATCAAGATATAGATGATAGCATTCCATTCTAATTTGGTTGCGGAGGGTGGATTTGAACCACCGACCTTTAGGGTATGAGCCTAACGAGCTGCCGGACTGCTCTACTCCGCTTCATTCCACATCGATAAGTGGAAATTGATCTTTAAACCTTTCGCAAAATTCATAACGCTGTTGAATAGCTTTATCAACATCTTTATATTTTTCCTTAAGCTTCTCGATATCTGATTTACCTTCCCCAAGTGCTTCTAATTCAACTTGTAATGCTCGGTATTTGGGCAAAGGATTGTCTCCAATTCCTAATTCAAATAAACCTCTTCTAACTGCATCATCTTCCATAGAACATATCCTATTTACTTCCTCAAAATAACGCAGATCAATCCCAAATTGAATGGAAGTCGTTTTCTTACCTTCCCAATCGATATATTCAGTAACCTTTGATTCACATACAGGATGCTCGCCCCAATGTGGCATGGGCTCTTTAATAGGTTTTTTTCTAAAAAGATCTAAAAACTTATTAAATAAATTTTTGATAAACTTAAGCATCGTGTTGAGTTTTCCTTCTCATAACTAGAGTATTAATAGCATCTTCATTATCATACATATTATTCTCCATAAATATTTGATGCAATCTTTTATCTAGTTCAGAAGAAATATCTAGAGAAGGTTTTTTTTGTTTAAAATTATTTAATCTGCTAACAACAATATTTTCAGAATAATCAAACATATATTTATTATATTTATCAAAATGAGATATATTCATCAAATAAACTAAATTACAAAGATGATTTTCCGTTATATTATTGATATTAATCTTTTGAATAATCCAGTCTGTTATTTCAGCTAATCGAATTTTATCTAAAAGACAATCTTTATATTTATATATCATCATAAAAACAGCTTAAAAACAAAAATAAAATTAGTGTTAAATAAATTATACAATAAAATAAAGGATTTTCAATCACTATTCTTTTCATTAATTTCTTTTAGAATAAAGTCCATTTCGGGATAAGTTTTAAGATGGTCAAGTTCTGTAGCGCTGAATTGAATATGACCAGGATCAGGAGTTGAGAAATTAAGACCAGTGATTAACCCTAATTTTTTAGCTTCATCATTAAGAACTTTATAGACGATATTATCACCATCAGGTTTGCTATCAATTAAACAATCCACAGCCCAACCCATCAAATGTTGTGACCAAATAACTGTATTTGTAGCCCAGGGCCCATTTGATTGTGGCCCTACTTTTTCAATGATTGAAGCAACATAAGGAGCACCTTTTGTAGCTAGATCATTCATATATTTTTCGATTTCCAAAAGACTTCTTGATCGTCTATATAATTTTGCTTGCTCTTCCAAAGAACGCCATCCAGAAGCACAACTAACTTTATGCCCTAAAGCTTCCATATTTACAATTAATTGTTGGAGTTTTTCGTTAAATTGAGGATCAAGCTTTGTAAAATCAATCATAACTTTTCTTGTATAATTTAAGACTATCTCTCTTCCGCAATGAACAACTAAAGGTGCAACTAGATTGTATAAAGAGAGATAGTCAAGTTAATTTAAACTTAGGAGGCTTCTATTAACTTAAGTTTAGTAGACAAAATCCATTATCATTTGTCAATCAGTTTTTTCATTCAATCAAGAAACTGGTAATGCCAACTGTGTTTCGACAAACTTCGGCAATTTTTTCCCAATAACGTCTTTCGATCATATCATGCTTAAAAGCTGAATGAGTGTTAATAATAAGTTGTTTATCTTTCATCAATAAACCACATCCATCAAACCAACTGAGATACTCCTTTTCACCAATTTTCTCTAATAGTTTTTGTCTAAACTGCTTAATAGGCTCTAAATCGCTCGTAGACAGGATTTTCTTGGTTATGGCTATATGAGTATCAGAATTACCGGATAAGGCCTGTACGGGTGGTTTTTGACGCACTGAAGAGCTATTTGACTTTACCATGTTTGTTAATACCATCAGTTGAGTGGTTAAATTATTAACTTGTTTTCTTAAAAGATCAATTTCGTCATCATCACTGGCGTAAATAATACATTCTCGCTGCTGCCCCTCCCCGCTCTTTTCTGCTGAGCAAATCGGCTCTTCATAACCTAATGGCTCTTTCCTATCCGTTAATGGTGTTGCTGCAAGCTTGTTTTCACGATCATAGTTCATGTTAAAACGTCTTGTTGCATTGAGATAAGCTAGTTTTAACCAATATGTCCATCGATAAGACCACTCTTTCTTCGTAGCTGTATTATTTCTACTAGAATGGTATTTAAGGAATTTATCAAGTACTTTTTCAGTATTTACCCAATTTCCGTAATTATGAACCAAAGAAAAACAGGTTTCTTTAACTGAAACTTTATTTTGATTAATAACAGGTGAATAAGATTTAGAAGGCGTCGCGGTTTCTATATTTTTAGTACATTCTATTGAAACCTGTTCTTTAGGGGAACCAGATATATTATTTGTATTTTTATTAGTTAATATAGGCTGCAATTTTTGCACTCCGAAAGACGGCCACAACTCCTTGATTTTATTGACATTCAAGATGATGTCTAAAGTGCTTTCTATGCGTTTTTTACCCCTACTGATCGTCGTTACAATTTTCTGGATGATACCGAGTTCTTCAAGTTCTTTAAGGGCATAGGAGACCGATCTAAGGCTATAGCCGGTCATGTTCATAAAATCATATCGTGTAATAGTAAAGGCGTGTCGTTTTATTCTGACGCAACAATGATATACAATTTTAGATAGAATATCCGATGAAGATAACTTAAGTATATCTGAGAACGAATAATCCCTTATTCTTGGCTTAAACTTCTCTGGGAGATTATTTTCTTGAAAATAATTATTGACATTCGTAACTAGATAGGGCATTAATATCTCCAGTTATTGGTATCCTTCTATGTTATTGGTATACCGGTTTAAAGGGTTTGCTTCATTATCACACTTCGAAGATTAACAAACCCTTTTTTCTTTTTTCAATCTATTTATTATAAATTATTTAAAATTTTCCCCTTTACTTTTGAATATCTTTGTGGTACAGGATTGTCTCCTTTGTATATTGATGCACATGTCAAGGAATCCTTGACAACTGAATTATTGTAAAAATTTCTTCTTTACAATTTTAAAATTTTATTTTATTCCTGAAAGTAGAGAAGTAGTTTTTTTATTATTTTCTATTTCTTTGCATGGGGCCATAACTACCTTAAAAAAGTAGTTATGGTCATCAATCTACCTTTTTATATTTAATATGTTGACTAGCCCAATGCCTTTCCTTAAATTTTAGGGAGAGGCATTTTTATTGATAAACATCTAAAACAAATATATATTAAAGATAAACTTGAAATTATTTTTCCTAAATTATTGAATGACAATTAAGAAAAGAAAATCTTCCCCCAAAACACCAATCACAGGAAGTGATCGTTACTTCACAAAAGAAAAAACAGATCATAAAAAAGAAGAGAAAATTTCAAATCTTTCAACTAATTTTCTAAAAGAAGCTGAATTCTTTGATAAAGCCCGCAGAATGGGTGTTAAGATCGTTGCTTTACCTTTTACGATGTCGCTTTATTATCCAAAGTATGGCACTCATTCAACTTTCTTTTGTGATGAAAAAACACTTGGTTCTTACAAACTTTTCCAGTTAAATAAATTATTAGGTGAGATTGAAGGATAGTTTATGGGAAAAGTTATTGATTTTTTAAATCCCTTTAAAGCCAAAAAATCTCAAGCAGAAATTGTTGGGGATTTTCTTAATAAAAAATCTATTTCGAACGATTGTGATTTTTGTGGAAGTAAAAACACGACATTCAAAACACCCACTCTTGATATATCACAAGGAAATATTATGGATTCAGACATAAAAGAAAATATGGTTGTTACTTTTGTTATGTTAAGATGCGATGATTGTTACAATACAAAATTTTTTAATATTGATATAAACAAATTAGATAAACTTAAATAAGAAAGGCTTTTTATGAATCAACCGACAACTTTTTTTGCCTCTACTCCTTTAGAAGTAAAATTTAAAGATGATGCTCGAGAAAAAATGCTAAAAGGAATTGATCTTTTGGCTGATACTGTTAAGTCAACCTTAGGCCCAAAAGGTCGAAATGTTATCATTAGCGGCAATGGTATTAGACCTCCTCGTATTACAAAAGATGGTGTTTCTGTTGCTTGTCAATTTCATCTTGTTGACCCTTTTGAAGATTTAGGCGCTCAAGTTGTTAAGCATGCTTCTATCCGTACCATGCAGAATGCTGGTGATGGTACCACAACAGCCACAGTCATTGTTCAAGCAATCCTTAAAGAAGCTCATAAACTTATCTCATCAGGCACTCATTGTATGGGCATTAAAATGGGTATTGATATGGCAGTTAAAAAGATTGTTGAATTCTTAAAAGAAATGTCAATTTCTATCCAAAGCGATGAAGATCTGCTTCATATTGCGACTGTTTCTGCTAATAATGACACAGAAATTGGCGATCTCCTCATGAAAGCTTTTTCCAAAATTGGTAAAGACGGTATTATATCTCTAGATATGGGTGTGGGTGCTAAAACCGATTTAACCTTTGAACAAGGTTATATTCTTAAAAGTGGTTATGTTAGTCCTGTTTTTGTAAATCATCCACCTTCAACTTGTAAACTCATTAACCCTATGATTTTTGTGGGTAACAATGATTATCGTGGCAAAGATACAATTCAACATGTGCTCTCAATCCCGATTCAACAACAACGCCCTTTCTTAATCTTTGTTAATAGCATTGAAGGGTCTGCCTTAAACTTTGTTACCGAAAATGTCAGACGTGGAAAACTTCCAGGGTGCATTATTCGTCTTCCAGGTGATCCTTCCCAAAGAGACCAGCTTTTAGAAGATCTATCCTATCTAACCGGTGCACAAATATTCAATGTCCGAGATGGTAAAAAGCATAATATGACCCCTATTACCATTGATACCTATGGTAAAGCGGTTGAAGTTAATATCTTTGAAGATAAAACAGTTATAATTGGCGGTGGTGGCAATACAGAAACTATCGATAAACATGTTGTTAAACTAGAAAAACGTCGAGATGAACTCTTAGAAGCAACAAAACCTGATCAAGAAAGAATTGATATTCTTAATTCACGAATTGCCAATTTTAAACATAAGATTGCATCAATCGTTATTGGGGGGACAACTGATATTGAAATAGGCGAACGCTATGACCGTTTAGATGACTCTAGCCGCGCTACCAGGGCCGCTATTGAGGAAGGTATATCACCAGGAGGAGGTGCAGCACTCTTGCATGCTCTAGAAGCTATTAAAGATCTTAAGAGTGATAATGATGATATTGATGCAGGTATTCGAATAATTCGAACTGCTTTAAAAGCGCCTTGTAATCAAATTATTACGAATGCAGGTAAAGATGCCAATACAATCGTTGCTGAGATTATAAAGAATCCAGAATATAACTTTGGTTATGATGCAAGAGAAGATTTATTTGGTGATATGGTATTAAAAGGTATTGTTGACCCAACAAAGGTTATCCGATGTGCTCTAGAAGACGCTGCTTCTATTGCCGGAATATTCTTAACTTCTGATGTTGCTTTAGCACAAATAAAAGAGATTCCGCAAAATAATGCAGTACCAGTTAAATTCTCACTTTGAGGTTTGACAAATAATTAATACTATGCAAATAGTATAAGTAGGGTTGTTAGAAATATGCCATTCAATTCATTCGTTATCACCGAAAAAAAGTCTAACAACCCTTTTTCTTAAATAATAGATTTCCTAACCTTTGTAAACAATTTTTTATGAACTTTATAATTTTAGCATTTTTGCTATTGATTTTTATATCTTGCTTCTCTATCTTCACAATAAAATTTATACAACTAATACATTGAAATGAACTTTAAAAAACGCGATTGACCATTTGACAAAGCATGAAGGAGAGTAAGATAATGGATTGGATGCTACCTTCTATTCCAGGAACTGCGGTGTTAACTAATCTTGAATATATTTGGAATTGGTTTACTCTAATTTCATGGATGGAAAAGATATGGGCAATCATAGCTTTAACAACTTTTTGTGTTTATCCTTTTGTTTGTAAAAGAAAAACCAATGGAATTATTAAAACTGAAAAAGAAAAAAAGGAAGAAATTAAGCACCTAAAGATCTATCGAGAAGAATTAAAACAATGGCATGCATTAGATGCTACTCAAACTGATAATAAATGGAAAAACCTTGATAATAAGTGGGAAGAAATTATAAAAAACTTTCCTCAGTATGAAAGTATACTTATGCATATCAGAGCCAGTGTATATGGCGCTTACAACGATTCACATGTCAATCAATACAATAGACTTTGTAAGCTTATTGAATTTTTAGAATCTGGTTCTAAAGAAAAGCTTGTTAGTATTATTAACGAAGACAATTAGAAAGTTTTCTTAAGAACTAAATCCAACATCCCTTTATTTTTGCTTTTGATGCTTTAAAGCATAAGCTGGCAGATTAGTATCATAAACAACCTTCTTTGATTTTCTAACATTGCCACCATCAGCAAAGTGACTTCTTGAACTCTCTTCTTCCTTCTTTAATCTTTGATATAAAGCCTCATCTTCATCTGACCAATGATTATTATCCTGAATAGCTGTTCTAGTAAAGGGTAATGCATAAGAAAGAACTTTCTTCTTATCTCCAGGTTCTTTGTAATGAAATCCTTTAGTTGTTTTCTTTTGTAGTTCTTTATAAGCTTCATCAATATATTTAGGAGACAAGTTTCTGTCTGTTGTAACCTTCTTTAAATAATGAAGCGCTTTTTGACCCGAAGTAATAGGAATAGAGATTTCTTTATCCTTCTTTCCTTTACGAATTGTCTGTAAGGTTTTGGTTTCTCGAGAAGCGTTAATTAAATCTCTTTGAGCTTCTTTACCAAGATATCTTAATATATAGCCTTTATCTTTAGCTGGAATTTGTTCAAAACTTTTATTAAAAGCTTTAGGGTCAAAATAAATCCCATTTTTACCTAATTCTGATGCAATTCCTTGATGATATTGCTGTTTTTGTTTTCCATGCAAGAAACCTGATACTAATCGACTTGGCTTTGCACCTTTTTCAATATCCTTAATAGATTCTTCAAAAGCTTTAATAGGTGTATGCTCTTCTTTTAAAATCTTATTAACAATAGGAACATTTTTTTCTCTATGGAGTCCATAATGTTTATTGACATGCTTCCAATCACGATAAGCCTGGGGACTGACTTCTTTATATTTTTTACCAATATCTTCAATCAATAAGCCCAACATGGTCTTTAATTGGCCTTGTTCTTCTGTACCAATCTCTGAAGCTTTAGATAGTTCATTGCCAATCTTTTTACGAAGATATTGTGCTTGTTTGGGAGTAACTTCATTTCTACGGCTGAGAAGTTTTAAAACCTTTCCTGGGGCACTTTTTAAATAATCTTTTTGTAATTCTGGTGTTAAAGAAACAAGATGTTCGACTCCAAAATTTCGGGCATTTTCAATATTAATCTTTTGTTGTTCAGCTGGAAGTTTTCCTAAATATTTTTCAACATGCTCATAGGCACGCCCAAAAACTTCATCGGCTTTTTTCTTATAATTTTTTGAACTTTCAATAGCTAACTTACCAGCTTGTTCTGAATTTACTTGATGAGGACGTGTTTGTTTTTTTATCAAATTAGAAAGTTCATCACTTAATTCTGGTGAGTTTCTAATCTTAGTCATATGAGGCGTTGTAATAACACGCTTAGCAGCTTTTCCTAATCCTGATAAAGCTAATGGAACACCTAAAGAAGCCGTTAAAGCAGACACTTTACTTTCTGGATTTTCATTAAGGACAGCTTGACCTGCAACACTTCCAGTAACAGCAGGAGCTCTTGAAGTAATTGCTTTTCTTAAGGATTTAACTTTACCAGGTCCTATAACATCAAAAGCAGCTTCTGCAAGTTTTTCTGCATTTGTGTGGGGTTTAGTATATCCTTTAGTTGCTTTATCAATATTAGCTTTGGCTCTTTCTTCATAATCTGTTTTATGTTCTTCTAATGGAATATTGCTAAATTTTTTAATAGCTTTAATAGGTAAATTCCTTAAAGTATTTAAAAAATCATAAGCTGCAAAAGGAGATGTGACTAAAGATCTTGGTAATTGAGATGCAATCACACCCAATCTTGTTTCTTTACGCTCTGCTTTCTCATCAGCTTTTAGCTTTTGGTATAAAGCTTCATCTTCATGTGTCCACATTATCGAGCCTCTCCATAATTAGCAGGTCTTCTCTTTTCCATTTCAGCTAACATGGCAGATCTCTCAGCTGGATGAATACCTTGTTCTTTAATGGGTTGTGATAGATCATGTTGAAAATCTCGTATAGTTGCTAACATATCATCAGCTTCTTTTATTCGATTCTTGCTTCCACCATGAGCCACTAACTTCTTTTTATAACCATCAACCGTGTTATAAAGTTTATTATACAATTCCCCAGTAATACGGATATTCTCTTCAGGTGTTTTAGAAGAATTTGGCATTGATTCATGTTCACTTTGTAAAGCTAATGCTAATTTACCGCCTTGTGATTCACCTAAGATCTTTTCTAAATGTTGATAATTGGAAAATACTGTTGCTGCTTGAGACTGCAAATCTAAAAGATCATTTGCTTTTACTCCAGAACCAATTCCAGGAATAGCGCTGGTTATATTAGCTCCTAAGACTTTATTAGCTTTTCCAACCCATTCACCGGATTTGACTTTCTTAACAGTTTCAGAAAGTTTATTTAAATGTCCTAGTAAAGTTGGAACATTTTCAAAAGCCGAGGATGATTTACTAATAATATTTTTATCTTTTTCGGTTTGTGGTCTTGTTGGCAAATCATCTATAGAAATACCTTCTGAGGTAAAACCATTTTTTTGATCTTGTTTAGATTTTGCTAAATTTTCCATAGACTTCCAATGAGCCTCTTGAGCGCCATAATGAGATTTAAGAGCACCTAACTTTTCGCGCTCTAATTCTCTGCCTAATTCATGATACCTTTCTGTATGCATTTGCTCTGCAAGTTTACTGAGATATTCTCTATGTTCTTTTTGTTTTTGATGCTTAATTGCTTTTTTAGCTTCTATATTTTTAGCAGCTCCACTCCAAGCTTTTCCAGCATGAGCCAAAAAATTATCGCCACCTGATTCAGCTGCTGCGGCCATTCCTGCATCTAGAGCACTTATTAAAGGATTTTCCTTTTCTTCTACTTGAGGTGTAAAAGCTCTTTGTCTTTCTGCTAACACTTGTTCGCGTAATTGAAGTTCTTGATTTTTAATATTCTTTTCTCGTGCGACAAGATCTTGGGCCATCTTAACACCTTCAGCAATAGGATTTACTTGTCCACCTGTTGCTAAATAATTTCTTGTCCTATGGTCAAAATCTTCTTTAGCTTTATTAAGAATAGATGTTCTCATTTTATGTCTTAATTCACTGCTTGGTAAAACTCCATCAAAGACGGCATCTTGTATATAGTCTGTGTTAGCTTCTCCCCCAGAGGCTAATCTTTTATAAGAATGAATTGTACCCAAAAGTTTAGCTTGCGTAGTTGGACTTAGATGATTAGATGCAATCAAACCACCACCGGCTTTTTTTAATCTTTTTGGTTTAACAATATCTCCTTTTTTATGATTCACATTTCTACCCAATAAATCCCTTCCAGCACCTATAAATAAGTTTGAAGCAGTATTATATAAATCAGATTCGGGTTTTGTTGGTTCTGTTGGCATTCTGGTTCTAAATTCACTGACTGGAGTCGCTGTTGTCATACCATGTAATGTTTTTAAACGGTCTTCTTGTTCGTTTTTTGCATCTTTAAAAGCTTCATAATTCAAATCAAGTTGTTTTTGCTCTAATCCTCTTTCTTCTCGGCCTAAAGCTCTTTGTTGTTCAGCATGAGCACGTTTTTGTAATTGATCAGCAGTATGGGCATCTTGTAAAGCTTTCGTTGCTTCAAGATTATGTAAAGCATCTTCTTTAGCATTCATTCCGGCAATATGAGCTCCTTTAATAGCGGCTTCTTTTTCACCTTGAGCCGCTTGAATACTTTGTGCTCTATTTTGCGCTCTATGGGCTGAAAGAGAATCTTCTACACCGCGTTCAAATCTCTCTGCTGCTTCGCCCACTTCTTTTGCAATATGCCCATGACCTTTTACACCAGGTGTTAAATATTTTTGTTTAATGCTAGGTGCATATTTTTCATTCCATTCACGAAAAGCTTTATCTCTTACAGATTTCTCATATTTGTTTTCTATATCCTCGTAAAGATCTTCATGAAGAGTTCTTAAATCTTTTCTGGATGCATTTAAAAAAGGCGCTGCCGCTGTTTCAGATTTCTTACTTCCAGCAGCTGTTCTTAACCCTTGCTCCACTTCATTAAGAATTTTTCTGTTTTCTGCTTTGTGAGGGTTGAGTCCTTCATGCAACATTCTGGATTCAATTTCTTTAGGCGATAATTTAGCCAATCGTGGGTCGATATATTCTAAATATGGTTTATTTATTAAGTCAATTTGATATTGTAAAGCCGCCTTACGAGCTTCTTGATGCCATTTAGGCCCATGGGTAGCATCGCTAGAAAGTTCATTCTGTGTAAGATTTGGAATGCGTCCTAAGGGTTTACGCGCTTCTGTTCTTCTTTTTTGCTCCTCTTCTTCAGCTTTTCTTATTGTTTCTAATTTTTGTTCTTCAGCTCTTTTTAAATCTTCATCTTTTTTACGTCTTGTATCCGCTAACTCACCAAATATTTTCTTTTCTGTATCATAATCTAATTGATGATTATAAGTTGTATTAGTATCAATAGGTTGATTTAAAGCTGTGTGTTCTGGAATTCCCTTTGCTTTTAAAAAAAGCGCTCTTGCATATTCATCCTCAAAGCTTCCGTCAGGCTTAAAATCATAATCCCTTGGCATTCTACCAAGTTCAGCATCAATATAAGGCATTATATCCTGACGATGACGCATAACATTTTTGATTTGTTCTTCAGATAAACCTTGACTTCTTAAAATAGGTTTTAAAACAGATGCTTGTTGTAATTTAGGATCAAGATTTTTTTCAATAATAGGTAACAAAATATGATAAGCATCCAAAAATTTTGGATATTCATGATGAGAAATTTTATGATGTGTTAACCAATCTATATCATTTATAAAAGATTTATTTTTATAAGCGCTTTCAACACTTTTTCTGTTTCTTTCAGATAAGGTATTAAGAAAATTTTGTTCAGCTTCTGGAGTTAATGGCATACTTCACCTCCTAAATGTTTACGAGCTACTTTTTTATAAAGAGAAATTAAATCAGGTGCTGGAGGCGGTAATTTATGTCCTTTAGAAATTTTATGAAGTCTCATTTCTTTAACCACATCACGCATAATATTAGCGCCCTTATCATGAGACCCAGCCCCTAAAGCGGATACGATAATAGGTGGCGTTTTTCTTTCGCCATTAGAAAGAGCGCAAGGAACTTGACGTAATGGTTTTTCCTTAATATTTTCCTTAAATGTTTTAACAACTTCGGGTGTCATTAATTTTTTAACAGCAAATTTTTCTAATTTTTCAATTTCCTTATGACCTGCATCTGTCGAACCATCCCCAGCATCCGAAACAAAAGTAGCGTTATGAATCCAAGTATTTTCTGGCACATCAACATAAATTAAATCTTCTTGACCTTTTCCTTTCCCAACAATAGGTTTTCCTATGACTTCTCCACCCTTTTTTAATCTTCTCGGTGTTGAAAGTGTTCTTCTATAAAGATGTTCTGGAATAGGTTCTGGGCTTAATAAAGGTCGTTCAAGTTCATCTTCATTCCATCTTTGAATAGCAGCTGTATTGGCTTTATCGAATTTTTGTTTTTCTTCTTCATAGTGTTGTTGTTTCTGTTTATCTTTTTTATGACCTAAGAATAATCCTCCACCAATTAACGCTAAACCAGGGCCATATTGCTTAACAAGATTACCAAAACCAGAATTAGCGGCTTCCTTACCTGCTTCTGCTGCAGCTCCCGAAGCTGCTGCTTTGGCAGCTCCTGTTGCAGCTGAAGTAGTAGCACCATTATTAGCGGCACCATTTCCTAACAAACTACTTCCCCAAGCAGCAGTTGAACCTGGGGCAGACGCACCTGCATAAGCTCCCAAACCAGCAGCATTTAAACCATGTCCCCCACCCCATGCATATAAAGCATTTGGCAAAGAAGGCACAATTGCTTTTTGAACAGGTTGACCGGTTGCAACACGGCCAGCGATGTTACCAGCAACTGCACCTAATGGTCCTCCTAATAAAGCGCCACCAACTGTTGCTACAGTTCTTACAATCGACTTAAACCAACCAAACTGATCTAAATGTAAAGTAGGATCTTTGTTTTCTGACCCTCTTAAAATATCTAAAAATCTCACAACATCTAATGGCATCATAACAAGAACTTTATCGTCACCTTGACCAGTAGCATCCAGTTTTTGAATATCCTTTTCTTCATCAGAAGGAATTGGCGGAATACCACGTTGTCTTATTTTCTTATCTTCTTTTTCTGTAATAGCAGAAATGTCATTACCCAAATGTTCGCCGCGGTTTAACATTTCAACAGTAGCCATAAAAATTTCTCTAATCTCGGGAATTCTAATTGCTTGTGATAGACCAGGATAAGCTCGTAAACCTGTCTTTTTATCGACATCTTGTTGGTGGTTGGTTACTAATTCTTGGAGATAATTAAAATAAAGAACTTCATCCCATGAAACATGCACTGGAACTAATTGTGTTTCTTTAAACATTTCTTGGGTTTGTGAAGTAAAATTCATAATAATCTCCTATATTTTATAGTATATCTAAAATTAACTTTTAGAAGAAGCATTATAATTCTTAATAAACAACCAAGCCCATTTACGCCAATCTTCAGGTTTTTTAAATACTCGTCTATCCGCTAACGAGATATAAGTTAGTTTATTGACAGAGATAAATAAGTTTGCCCACTTCCACCAATTATTATCTGTCTTAGGAGGAATAGGAACTTGAAGTTCAGGCAAATTACGCGCAAGACTATTGCCCCATTCATAAATTGTTTGTGCGTCTGGTAAAGAAATACGGCTCATGTTGCAGCTGGCCCTCTTCTTTGATCTCCAGAATTTTGCAACAAAACTTGATTACGACCCGTAATATAAGTGCCTCCAACAGTATTAGAGGTAAATGTCAAACTAAAAATAGTTCCTTTTTGTCGAGGCGTTAAAAATTCTGTATTTTCTCCGATAACAAACACCGGAGATTTAACTGCTGGTGAATTTGGATAACCTCTTAAATTAAATTGCACTGTCATTTGTCCTGATTTTTTAATATCAGGAATATAAGTATCCACAATAGGAACAACTAAAGAAGGATCAACATCAGTTCCTATCGTCCAATTCGTTTCAAAGTTAGATCGAATAGCAATCGTTTGTCCTAATTGGATTTTATCCCATCCATATTCATGAGCCCAAATAGGGTAAATAACTGTAGAACCGTTTTGAACAGGTTGAGAACTCGCCATTAAAGGATAAGGAAACTGAGTTGTTGAAGAAACAGCACAGCTTCTTGGGATTTGATCAGTATCCCACCATTTCGGATTTGCTTGATCATCAACATTAGCAAAGATAGCATTTGTATTCTCCGTCGCATCCCCAAAAGGAAAGAGCCACCAAATTTCATTAAAAATTCTATTAACAAATCCATACACTTTTTGCTTTTGTGCTCTATTTAAATTTCCATAAAACCATTCTTTATTCGTAATGTTTGGATATTCAATAACCGATGCATTAAATTGATAAAAAGAATTATTGCCAGGCCAATAGAAATAAGGATCTAAAGAGATAACACTATTAGAAGATAATAGCGTTGATTGAGTTGAAACATAACTTGAAATAAAAGTCCCAACATTAGGATCGCTTTGACCTGATGTTTGTTGAAAAGAAAGAAGTGCTACGAAGTCTAATGACCAAAAAAGAGCGGCTAAGGTTTGACCAGACCTTACAGGTTGTGCTGTCACAAATTGTGTCGTTTCAAAAACAATTCGATTTTCAGTTGGCCAATTAGTTAAGCCTTGGCCATCATTCCAAAAAATAGTGCCATTGCTTCCATAAACTAAAATAAAGTTTCCTGAAACAACTATCCCTCCCGTTGCCTGGACAGGGTCACTTCCATTCATTACAGGTTGAAGAGGGGCTGTATCTCCTACAATTCCATAATATAAAGTTCCAGGATTTGTATTAGAAATATCAGTGGCATTTTGAATTGGCATCGCCAAAATATAATCAATTCCAGAATAGCTAATAGTTGCAAACGACCAAGTATTGTTTACATTGGCAGTAAAGCCGATAGGTGTAACAATAGTTTCACCACTTACACTTAAATCTTGATTAATTCGAATCCAGGCCAAACTTGAAGGACGACCAATATAATCGATGCTAGAATCCTCAGAATTTATGGAAAAAAGATTTCTAATGATTTCATCGGTACCATTATCGATAATTGTATAACCGCCAATCTTTTGATAGCGATTTTTATATCCTCTTACCCACGAACCATCAACAGCTATTTTAGAATCAAATGGTGTACCATCCCGTTGAATACCCAACTCTGGATTAATATCATAAGGTATTAAGGGTGCTTCTGCCATTATGAATAAGCCTGCATCAGAGTATAAAGACTAATTGAATCTTGAGCAATTAATGGCGTTTGAAAATTAACACTGGTCGTTGCCGTAATATTTGTAACTGGAGCAGTTATATTCGCAGTCGGTGTAGAAATAGATAAATTAGTTAAAGGATTAATATTAACAACTTGATCATTGAATGTAGATTGTAAAGCTAAAGTAATTAAGCCATTTGGATATGTAGCATTACAATAAAATTCAGCTAAAACATGGGGGGTCAACAATGGCGAAACAGGATAACTTTGGACAATCTGCATAGAGTTTGCTGTCGAATCATAAAACAAACCCAAACTTAAAGAAGTATCATTAACAAAACTTAACGGAGGAGAGCTATTTGTTCCCGGAGCTAATTCAACCTTTACATTCACAAAAGTAGCAGGAAGTGTATTTAATCCCAATCCCAATGATCTCCAACTATTGACACCATCTGATATAAAAGAACAAGAATTACCAGGATTTAAAATAGGAACATCAATACTATCTGTCCCATGTATCATAGTAATAGTCCCTCCTCCTCCAACCGAAGAACCATTATTTAAAGAAAAGATAAAACCATTCCCAGCTTCTGCTGCTGACAATAAAATATAATCAAAACTCGAATTATCGACATTGACAAGAAGAGTGCCTCTATCTGCCAAGGTTTGAGTATAATTACCTTCTATTGTCGCATGATAATCTTGAGTCCACATGTTGACTTTCAAATAAGTGCCAGGATGGTCTACAGTGGTATCTTCAATAGCTGCTAATCCACCATACATAGGCAAATCACTATCAGTACTATATTGCATATCAACTAATGAAGAAACATCAACGGGAACTGATATAATAGCTCCTATTTGGGTTGATATCCATGTGCCGCCATCAGTTGAATTATCAACCAAAGTTATCAAATAGACTGTTGCAGGAAGAACTGAGGAAATAATAGTTGTTCCTGAAAAATTTTTGATAACAAATGCTGTATCTGAAGAATTGAAAAAATAACAACTTTGCCCTACAGAAGTATAAGTAGCATTCGGAAAAACAACCGCATTTGTTGAAGATGAATTGGTTATCACCTGCATATTTTGCGAAAAAACATTTGTTTGATTCGGCGCTATAAATGCCCAATAAAGCGGCGTAGCAGCTGCTGTTAAGTTTAATGGTAAATATGTTGGAAACGTTGTCGAAACCGGACTATTAGAAAATTCATCAAAAAAACCATTAAATGCCATAACTACTCCATATCAACATTTGTGGTTGCATCAGCTAAACGATCTTTATCGTAAGCTGTGTATGTATCGATTGATTCTTGAAACTCACCCTTCCAAAAAGTTGCTGTATCTGTCGCATTAACAAAAGCGAACGATTTTGCTAAACATCCTTTAAATAGCATATCATACCGATACAAAGTATTTCCATTGGTTTGATTACTAGAGGAAAGCGGTGGAAACTTTTGGAAATATCCAATTTCAAAATTAAAAGCTTCTGTTGGTGTTGCTGAAATATAAAAATAAGCAGCACTCTTATCCGAATAATATCTTGGTAAAGGAGAATTGGCAGAAGGATCTAGAGAAGGATTATAAAAATATTGATATGATGTAGAAATTCTCTCTAATACATTCAATTTATTTGTAGAATCAATAAAAGTAAAACGAGCCGTCTTACCCCATAAAGCAGGTTTGGGGACATACGGATTATTAGGATTAAAAGTTCCTCTAATATAAATTTCATTACCGAGAGTTGATAACTTCGTAAAAATTTCTTGTTCGACTAAAGAAATAAAAATAGGAATATTGTCAACAAAGGTTTGATCATTACGATTAGTCCACGTAATAATCGCTTGAGTTAATCCATTAAATGTTTGAACCTGATCTGTCATTATGGAGAACCCTTGCAATAAGACAAATAGGTTTGAACATCTGTAACGCCAACACCGCTTAGATTATATCCTATAGAAACATTGGCATTCGCTTGCATATAGAAAGGTGAAAAGAAGCAAGAAGATTGATAAGGATCTATGGTATAAGCATCGCCCAAATATCCCGTTATCGTATTTCCAGCAGCATTTAAAGCTAAGGGCTGAACGGTCAATGGCGCGGTCGGATTTATTGTGTTTGTAAACGTTATAGATTTAATATTAACTGAATAGTTTGCCCCCGCAACAAGAAGAGAATTTAACCCCAAATCGCCCTGTTGCTTAAAACTAACAAAGTTTCCAACTAAAGCATTTCCTCCTGGAATCACAATATAACTTATGGTGACATAAAAAGTACCACCTCCCGTTGGGAAATTTACATTTATTCCAAGATATGGTTGATTAGAGATAATCTGATTTGCACCATTTGTCGCGAAGGGAGAGACTGTTTCATCAATGGCAGTGAAAATCTGTAGACCCGTTGTTGATGTCCCGGGATTATAAGAAACAAAAACTTGGTTATTAGTGCCTGTATTATCATCAGAAGTAGAACAAACAACAGCCGGTTCAAATGCACTAACTAAAGAAGATTCGAAACCTGTTGAAGATGCTATGCTTAAATATTTTATAACAAAAGCCGACCCAGCCGGAGGAGCCACACCATTTAGAGTCAATTGAAAATATTGACTCCCAGTTAAACCACCTGTTCCAGTTGTATATTGATTCGTCTGAGTATAAATACTTGAAATACTTGCCATCTAAAATCCTTCTAAGAACAACCAACCTGTTGATGTAGCGCCTGTAATTGTCACCGCTGAGGTAGATAAAGAGGTCACGAGTGATGCTGATAAACCTCCTGTATTTGAATCAACAACAATAGCTGGTGTATAGGAAAAAGAAACGAGAAAGTTAAATGAAGCTGGCCCATTTAAAGCATCACAATAAATGACGACCTTTTTATATGTAGATCCTTGATCGCATTGATTCCAAACTAAGTTTCCAGATACAGAACCTGAAACGGTTGTATTAGTCATATTTGAAGCAACTCCATTAACGGGTAACGCACTTGTCGGTGTAATAAACTCTTTATTGTATGTATCATAGGCAACTGCTAATGGTGTTGTACCTGCTGTATTTCTTACCGGATATACAAAGAAACCAGCAACATTAGGACTTAAAGAAGTTGATTGTGCGTTAATTACAATTGAATTTGCAGCTTGTCCAAAAATTCCTGCACCTTGTCCAATAGCAATCGAATTTTCCCCCTGAGTACCTCTTCCAGCATCTTTTCCAATTGCAATTGCATTTGTTGCTTGAGAAAAAACGCCCGCGTTTAATCCTATTGCAATCGCTTCATTAGCTTGTGAATTGCTTCCTGAATTAATGCCAATCGCTACACAAGAAGAACCTTGAGATGTTGCACCTGCATACTCTCCAATAGCAATAGAATAAGCACCTCCTGAACCCGCACTTGTTCCAATCCCTGTAGGATTTAAAATTAAAGAACTTATGCCATTTGTTACTGTAACAGTCGAATTAAACGTTTGAGGATTCAGGATTGCACTCATGAATTAAAAACCTTCTAAAATCACAAATCCTGTTTGACTTGATGTTGCATCCAAAGTAATAGCTGACGTTGTGAGTGATGAAATCGATAACAGCGTCAGAGAAGATGAAATAATTGCATCAGGAATATAATCAAATGCCACAGGAAACGTATAAGATGCGTTTCCATCTAAAGCATCACAATAAATGACGACCTTTTTATAAGCTGTTCCTTGTTCTGGCATTGTTACAATAATTTGACCAGAAGTAGAACCAGCAACAATGGACCTTGATTGGTTCATTTGTAAAGGACCAGCAAATTGTGCTGATCCATTTGCTGTCGTGCCAGGAAAAACAACACATTCTGAAGATGTACCCAACATAATTTGATGGGCAGCTGTACATGTGGTGTTAGCACCAAGAGCAGTCGAGTTAGAAAAATTTCCTACTTGCGCATTGGCTCCTAAAATACTTGAATTGCTACATGTTGAATCTGTTGAACCGGATGAATAACCTACAAAGCTATTAGTTTGGCCTGTGGTAATTTGACCTCCTGCGTGTGCACCTAGTAAAGAATTTTGACCACCAGTTGAAATACTATAACCACAATAATTTCCAACAGCAGTATTGAATTCACCATTTAATAAGCTAAATAAGGAAACTGTACCGTATCCAGAATTTCCTGAACCTGTAGTAGCCGACATTACATACGCGCCAAAAGCGGCGTTTCCTGTGGCATTTGTTATTGACAATAGTGAGTTAGAACCCATAACCGTGTTGTATTGCCCAGTTGTTATATTGGATAAACTGAGTGTTCCAAAACCTGTATTATCTTGTCCTGTACTAATACTTGCACCTACTGTTTCCCCATAAAACAAATTATTATTTGTAGTTGAAGAAAAATTCATATTAGGTACAGACTTAAATGACTGCGTGTTTAATATTGTGCTCATATAGTAATCTCCTAATTAACCACTGTTGTATATTGAGTTTTCCAATTATAATTGGTACTAGAAAGTCCAGTTACTTGAAGTATTAAATCAGTACCACTTACAACAACATCAAAGGTTGCTGTAGAGGATGCGTTTATAGCAACAAGAGGAGTATCCAATATAGTTAGCGTTCCAGCATTATTAAGAGCTGTCACACTAAATGTTCCACCAGTAGCATCTGTATATGCCGCATTAGCTGCACTTACTTGACCTTCAAAAGTAATTACGCTGTTTGAAGTGGTTGAAATTGTTGCAAGCGAAGTAGGAGTTGCATCAGTTGTTGTAACTGTTGCTGTTACAGGTCCACCACCTCCCGGCACAGCCTGCCAGGTCCAAGAACCTGTTGTTGCATTTGTGCATGTAGCCACATAGTTAACAGTTGCCCCTGTTGGGAATAAAGGATTTGCGTTAAATGTATTTGCAGGACCAGACCATATATTTGCACCACTTAAAGTTGGAATGCCAGCAGGAAGCTCTAAGTTAATATTCCCACTTGAAGTAACGGGGCTACCAGTAACATTTAAACTACTAGAAGTTATTCCTACTGATGTTACTCCACTTGAAGAACTACCATTTGAAGCTGCAGTTATGCGTCCATATGCATCGACTGTTAAATTAGTGTTGGTATAACTTCCAGCAGTTACAGCGGTCGTTCTTAAATCAAATGTTAAGGTTCCACTTGAGGTAACAGGGCTTCCTCCCAAAGATAATGTATTATTAGGCGAACTTGTTGCGACTGAGGTTACAGTACCACCTGAAGTTTGTGGTTGCCATGTCCAGGCTCCTGATGTTCCAGTTGAAACAGGGATATAATTTGCGGCAGCACCTGTGGGGAATACTGGATTTGTTGAGAATGTTTTTGTTCCAGCAATCGTTTGATTGGAAGTTACATCCACAAAGTTTGATTGAGGAACTTCTGATATTGTCGAAACACCACCACTTACAGTACTTAAAAGAAGCCCCGTTGACCCAGCTCCCAAATTAGTAGCGTTTGTTAAACTACCATTTGCCTGAGTAATTATGTAATGAGCACTAACTGGAGCACCTCCAACAAGACTATCTGCATATCCTTTTGTACAAGCATCAGTAGAAGCAACCGGTGTTCCCAGATTATTAATCAAATAGGTTGCCATGTTGACATTTTGAAGAGCAGGGAACATCGACCAATTTTCGGCAATGGAGCTTCCGGAGGTCCAACCTAAGTCAGTGCTATCAATTGTTGTTAAAAATTGACCTGATGTTGTTGAAGGCGCTAGAGCTACCCAATGACTGCCTGTATAATAAAATAAAGAACCAGCCGATGGCGTAATCCCATATAAATCCAAAAGATTTTGGTTGACTAACATATAGTCTGTATTACCTATAGCGATTGCTGGGGTTGAAACGCTTCCTGTTACGGATTGTTTTAAAATACCGCTTGTCAAGCTACCTAAATTGAATTCATTGGTTAAACCTGATTCAGCCTGAGTTGTTACATAATGAGCAGAATTTAAAGCACTAGCAGGGGCACTAATCGTAACTCCAAAAACACCACCGATATAACTTGGTGTTAAGGTAACATTTGTCCCGGCTATAAAATTAATTGTATCTGTTGGCGAACCAATAGAAACGCCACCTATTTGTGCATTGAAGAGTTCAACGACACTTGATGGTGTTACAGCAATCCCAATATTCCCAGCACCACCGCCCGGATTTGTCACTGTGATTGTACTATTTGAAGGTTGCAAAACACGCGTTGTAAAACTTCCATCAGGAAGTCTAGCAATTAAACCAAATGTATCAATACCAGCTAAATTCAATAAATTTCCAAAAGGACGAATTTCTAAAGAACCACCAGCACCAGACCATATGGTTTGTAAACCAAAATCCGTATTACAAAACACATCGACCGCAAATGGAGTACCATAAGATGGATCTCCAGAAAGGCTATAAGGTGTCAAGAAAGGATAGACTGAAGGATCAAAAGCCATTTAGAACTCCTATGATAAGCTCGTTGCAATTAAAAGAGGTGGATAAGACAATGCACTTGTGCCAATATTGTTTGTTACAGAGGCAACTTGTATACTGTAAGTATTTCCTGAAGCTAAATTATTTATTGTAAAAGGAGGACTTACTATATCTTCTATTGTAAAATTATTAGATGGATCATAATAATTATAAATAAATATAATATAGCTATCAGCAGATGGTAAATTACCAGAAGCTAAAACGATATCCCATGAAATTGTAATACTCGTTGTTGTAATCGAATCCACAACAACATTAGTTGGCACTTGTGGTAGTTCTGGCCTATAAAAAATACGAGGATTCGCAACAGGAACTGGATCAGGCCTTAATCTTGGTGGCACTAATTGTGGATTTGGTTCATCTGCATCTTTGTAATGAACCATAAAACCAGTCCAATATAAGCCTTGTGGTCCATATTCCATTTGCTTAATCATATCCGGTTGCATCACAGGAAGACCGGTTATGTCATCCCTACCCCAGCTCTGTGGATTATCTGGATCAATCTCAGGAATACGTGATTTATATCGAGACATGTTTCACCCCTGATACCAAGCTTGATCTGTCATTGTAATAACCGAATCAGCTTTTTCTGTATCTTCACCGCCAGCTGCCCTATAAGCGTCATCTGCCTCTTGCTTAAGTTTGTCATATCGATCAAAAGCATGCTTAAGAGACAGTTTAGAAGCTAATGTTGCTGTTAAAGCCTCCAAAAAAGCTCCAGGAACATTCACACTATTAGTAAAATCACCTATATCTTGAATATAATTTATGTAATTATAAATAAAAAACTGCCATGTACTATCAGCCCATGGATATACATTAAAAGAAGGTTGTTCAGCTCGATCATGCCAATAATTAGCTGGCGCACCTTGCGTATTATTTGTATTAGATCTAAAATATAAATCTCTTGAAACATTTGTTTGTGGTTGAAACTGATAAGGAATATCAAGAGATATTTGCGCAATATCTAAAATAGCACCACCAATTTCCGAGATTCTCCAAGAAACAGCAGTCTTTTGAAATGGAAGCACCCAAAATTGAGGTTGACCAAGATAATAAGTTGTTGAAGGTGTATCCAACATCAAAATCCAGTCTTCTTCTGCAGGCGTTGCTGTAAAAGAAGCTTCAATCCTTAATTCATAAACTTGAGTTGTATTGGATAAAACCCCAACATATGAAATAGGTTGTCCTTGAGGATATGTATATGTGAAATATCCATTTTCAGTAGACAACAAACATGCACCAGGTGTTGTCTGGAATACACTTGCTGCTGAACCCGATGTCACAGCACTTGAATTAGCCGTACCGCCTAGAATCTGATTCACTTTAACTAAATTCGATTCCATAATTTTAAAAAGGGTTTTTTGCGGCAATTCAAAACGAGTTTGACCAGCCACAATTGGAATAATCCCTTGATAAACAGTAAAAAGATTCAATCCATAGTTTAGCCAATGGGAAAGAATATAATCTAAAGAAAAACGAGCACCTTGGTAATCAACACCAGCAATTGGCGCATTCTTTATACCACATCGAAAAAAAGCATCTCGAATGATATAATCTGCATCCAATAAAGGAAAAAGATATTGATTACTAGTGGCCAATTTACTTACCTCTATAACGTAAAGCTAAGTTTGCTCTTTTCCTCATTAAAGGACTTTTGGCATGCGTTTCTTTTTCTAAAGCTGAAGTTGATATTTTTTTGCCTTCAGGAATATGCATAGCTTTATGCAAAGCCCCTTTTTTGGAATTTTCACTTACTGACTGCATCCAATAATGATCTTTGCCAACTGAATCACCTTCAGCATGCATTTCATAATTAAGTGCATTTCTATAATCTTCTTCTCTGTCAGAAACATCTTGTCCAAAAGCACGATGTTGACGATTTTTACGATAATCTGGACGTAAGCCCATTTGATCTTTACTTGCAGCAGATCTACCCATTAGAACTTACCTCCTTGTTGCAAAACAGTCAGTGTAATTAATTGCGCTGGGGTATAAGTATCCACAGCATCGGAACCCATGTAAGCTGTTACACCAGTTAATGGAATACCAAAACTATTTAAAGAAATAGAATCATCTGGATTTAAAGTAATAGGCCATGAAGTTGTTGTAACTCCTGATGTTGCAGAAATAATCACATTGTCATTATTCAAAGGAAATAAGAAATAATTTGGATAAACATTTACTGTTCCTAAATCTTGATTAATTTGAATGTCTAAATTTTGATTAGGAATAACCTGTCCGTTTTGAGTTGTATAAATATCTTCAACAGTATAAGCCAAATAAAAGTTCAAAGTTGAACTTCCGGCGCCTGGATTCATTATAGAAAAATTATAAGATTGAGATTTATTATATGCATCTAAAGGAAATAAATTAGTAAAGCCCGCATTAGCATAACCAATACTCATAGTCATACCAGAAACAACTGTTAAAGGTGTGACACTATTAACTTGAGTATATCCATTAAATGAATACTTAGGAACATCACCTAAATTAACAGTTTCACTTAAAGATTGACCAAAAAAGTTTGTTCCTTTAATTTGAACAGTTGCTTCTTGAACTCCTGTTAAATTTGTTAAAATAACAAGTTGGCGTGTTTGATTTCTTGGCAATAATACTGAAGGCGTTGTGGTTCCAATATTTAAATTAGAAGACCAATTATTATAATTAAGAATCAAAGGTACATTAGCTATAGCTGTTTGTGTATTAGCTATATATGTTGTATTAGAGGATGCATAATTAATAACAATTGGTCTCATAAATCACCTATATAGCCAAAGCTTGTGTATAAGCTTGATAGGCAGCATTATCACCAGGATATTGCATACCAATCTCATCATATGTAACGTTATACGGCCATGTGTATTGACCAGAGGCGTTCTTTTGAACATCCGAAAAAGTCAATGCCGAAGGATAGAGATTTTGCAACATATTGTTATGTTCAGAATCTGCACCCATAACAAAATATTCCATCACAAAGATAGCATTATTATTCGCTTCTTGACCTACAGGAAGCTCTATAACACCTCTCGCACTTCCACTTGTTGGAGAAGGCGCAATTGATCTCCAAGTGTTACCACCTGTTAATTGAAGATCGGCTATATCTGTAAAATTAGTGTTATCCCAATTTGCAAAAGTGATAAATGCACTTTGACTTAAAAAGTATGGTAATCCAAAGTAATTACTAGCACCAATTGAGACAGTGCCTGCTGGACTGGTAGAGAACGTTACAGAACTTAAGAGACTAAAAGGTTTGTTCCCTATAACATAAGCACCAGCGACAGTACCATCAGGAAGAGTATCTTGACTTATAAGAGCTGTTCCTCTATAATCAAAACCTTCTAGAGTAATTGTAGTATCTGCAGTTAGATCGACAGACAATGTAAGGCTTGGAATTCTTTCGCAATCATATAACACACATTGTTTACCACCAAATGTGAACGGTACCGTCATATAAGGATTAGCACCAGGATTTGGATCAGCTTGAGGCGCTGTAACCAATGTTAAAGGCACATTAGCGGTAACTGTTTGAGCTTGAGCTACTGAAGCAGAAGTAGCTGTACAAGGAATAAAATGCCAAAAATATTTTCCTTGAATTGGAACACCCACTTGTAATGGAAACTGCGTCTGTGTTGTATCAACAGTAAATCCATTGGTTGTATAAGAAACAGTTTGTGGGACTAATGGGACAGGTGTAAGTGCCCCATTGATATTTTGAAAAACTTTAGGAACAGTAATAGACATTATATTCCCTCCTTAAAATGCTTGAACACCAGCAACAGAACGGAAATTGATGCAACGGTTGCGATAACGCTCAGAACCATATACACCAAGGTTTCTGTTAGACTGGTCAGTGTTCATTGTGATTTCTAAAGGCTTACGAAGATAATGCACCAAACCTTCACGATATGAAGTGAGCAAGAACCAATTGGTGGGGTTAGCCATATAGTGAGAAAGAATGAAACCACCTTGTAGGTATTCACCATAAACCAACGGGTTCACGGAGTTAGTTGTATCATAAGGCTTATAAGTTGAACCTGTTAAGATTTCAACAGTGAACTGGTTTTCAATACCAACAAGATAAGTCTTTGGGATGATCTTTCTTGGTAATCCAGCATAGTCACGGAAATACTGAATAACTTTGATTAAATCTTCTGCTGAAGTCTCATTCAATTGGGACGGATTCAATGTGTTTGATACTGTTCCTTGTGAAATAGGATGTGTAAAGGAACACATTGATTGGCCATCACCAAGAACAAACTCAGCGTTTTCAGTTGAGAAAGCATTATCAAAAAGGGCAATACCTTGATATTCAGAAAGAATATTAAGATTTTCCTTAATTCCAACCATACCCTTCGGGAATTGATCAGGATAAAGGTTGTCCTCTATTGCGATAGCAGTTATCACAAATCCTATACCATACTGGAACATCTGCGAATTTGTGACAAAAGCCTGAGACATGCTACCAAGTGGCATGTTCGCACCTTCCGCAAACTGTGCAGCGCCTGAGAGAGGTGCAGTTTCAATATCGACTTCGGTATTTTTAATAGAAGGAAGAATTGTAAACATCATCTTCCATTCATTGAAATAATAAGGGTAGTTCATCATGATGCCACGAGCACCAGGAACTAAAAGATTAGGCAAATTAGCCGCAGTAACGAGAGTAACAGACATAATAAAATCCTTTAAACAACTGATGGAGTAGGAGCACTAAAGAAGTGTTGATTAATTCGACATAAAATAACTGGATATGGATCATTCCAATTATTAGTTGCTAGTAATGGACTTGCTGCATTTGGTGGCGCTAAACCAATAATTTTAATAGTGCCATTAAGATTGTTTACGCCCGCATAATGTGTCACATCTACGAATTGAGTAGATTGTCCTGTTTGAGGATTAGCAGGAGTAATATTTGCAGTTGTGCCTGATCCAACGGAGGCTGCTACTCCATTGCCAGAAACATAACAGTTTCTACCATAAGCACCATTCGCAGGCAAAGGAGCATTACATTGAGCCATAAAAACACAATCCGCTAAAGGATTTATCTTAACGAAAGGTGCCTTGTTTTGGAATGTTGCAGTACCAGCAGCCCAATAATTAGACAACACAGTTGTTCCATTTGTGGCTGTATATTCAAAACCATCTACAACACCCTGCACACTATAGCCTGCAACCTGAGTATTCGCGCCATTGGTTTGAGGATTAAAAGGGTACGCTATAAGACCAGAATAAACTTCGCCACTATCACTTTCCAAAGACATAAGATCGCCTTGTCCATAACTTCCATTAATACCGATTTCAGAAGTCGGAGTAGTATTTGGCTGCAAGCTAATAGGTATATTGATTAAAGAATAATTTGGTTTTCCTCCTAGAAACTCATAGAGTGAAAAACCAAATGGTTGAAATGTGAGAGCCATTGAAAACCTTCCATAGTGAATAAAAATTCAACAAAAACAATAAATTGTGTTTGGACTTCTATTCGCACCTTGGAAGGCGGGAAAACTTATCAAATGTCCGATCTGATAAGGCTCTAAAAAAGGAAACTATTCTTATAATTTCCCCTTTTAGGAAATATATATATTATATAAGCACAAATAAAACAAATATACAAACTTTTTTTATTGGCCAAAAACTCCAGAAAATTGTGCCGCTGAAGGATCACTTGGGAAAAATGAATTTCCATGATCAACACCACCAGTTGCAAAAGGATGAAGTTCTGTATTAACTGTTCTAATAATATTTTGAATACGATTTTGTTGCTTACGCTCTTTTTCTCTTTTCTCAAGATCATAAACATGGATTTCATGAAAGCGACGCATCAAAATAAGTCCATTATCTCGTATTCTTGATGCTGAATCCTGAACTGTTCCATCAGGAGAATAAAAAGCTATTTCTGGCGCAATGTCTGCTTCTACATATTCCCATCCACCAACGTTCTCTAAAAATCTTAAATTCTTAGAATCATCTCGATCTTTTACCTTTTCACGACACCATTGATAGACATATTCAGGATCATGTAATAAATGATCAGGCAAAAATGTATGACCAAGTTGTTGAGTATTAATGCTTCTTTTAAACTTATCAATCTTTTCTTGTTTTGCTCTCAAAGATGCTTCTCGTGTCATAGCACTTCTTGAACGGGGTTGATAATCTTCGGTTCTATCTTCTAATTCTCCTAAAGGCACTGAAGATTCCATAAGATATTCCTGTTCTTCTATTTCTGGACTTCTAACAAGAATTCTTTTTGTAATAACTTTTTTTGCCGCTTTTGGCTTATTTTTACTACCTGCGATACGCGCCATTTAAACGTTCTCCCTTATTTCTGCGATATTCCATAATACGTTCATTCTCATTCATCATACGGCCATCAGGATGCGTCATACCAACCATAGCGCGAGCCATATTGCGTTCAATCATATCAAGTTCTGGCAAATCCATTGACTGTCTTCCGTAATTATCTCTATTAACAGGTGCAACAGGGGCATAATTTGGTGGAGCTACTCTTCTATCATATTGAGGTTGCACTACAGGAGGATAATAACCTTGTCTATTTTGATATAGCGGCGGTCTATTCTGAGGCTGAGGAACACTACGCCCCTGAACACCACCATCCTCATTACGATAATCAGAAGTTTTTCTAAAATTAGGATCGTAATTTGGGCCATAATTAGAATCGTATTGATCATTTTGACCGAATGTTATTTTATGTTCCGTTCCTCTTTGATAATAATTCATATCTTCACCTGTATCGTAAGATTCTTCATAACGAGGTTGTTGTTGACGCTGAGTTGTGCGTCTTGGTTTTTTTGATTTATTAAAATGATCAGAAACAAGATCTTGAATTTCTGAATAATAATCTGGATCTCCAATATATGAGGACATACCGCTAATTTTTAAATCACGGTTATGTTCTTTACGGAGTGTCCATATTTCTTTTGCAAGATCAGAATCATAATCATCTGAAAAAGGATTACAAATTGGAAATTTCTCTAAGAAGGCAGCATAAGCAGGACTTCTTAAATCTCTAGGGTCAGAAATTCTAGATAATTCTTGTAAAGCTGCTTGATCAAATTCACTCTCTTCTGATTCTTCTGGCTGAGACTGCAAATAAAGTTGGGAAGCTTCTCGATCAATATTAGCTTGTTGATTAACAAGTTTCTGAAGAATGATGCTTGCATCAACTTCAGTTTGTATATCTTGATCAACTCTTGCTTCTCTTAAAACAGTTGAAACTTTAGAAATGTTCTCTTCAACTTTTTGTTTTTCAAGAGCAAGTGCATAAGTCTTTCTAATATGCTCTTTTTCTTCTTTTTCGCGCTGCAAAGCTTGTTGATGAATACTTTCTTTGGCATCTAATTGCTTTTGGTAATAATCAACTTCTTTGTTTTTTTGACGTAAATTATAACCTAAAGAACCCTCTACCTTTTTAGAAGATTTCTTTTTTCTCTTTCTTGGCGCCTCTTCCTCTTCAACTTCTTCGCCTTCCGCATATTCTTCTTGTGCCTCTTGATAGTTAGGATCATCAAAGTATTCAGGGTTATCTTCTTGGAATTCTTGAGAAGGATCTTGCGGTGGTATTTGAAAGGTTGGATCTATATTCATCCCTTGCTGCGCCCAAAGTTCAGCTTGGTAATCTTGACTTTCAGCATTCATTCGTTGCATTTGTTCAGCCATCAAAGCATTTTTTGATAACTGTTCTTGCTCAGAAAGGGGCCCTTGTTGTTCATATCTCGTTTCGCCAGTACCGGCATTAATCACGACAGATTGGCGAGCGGTAGGCTCAATGATATTAACCATTAATGATCTGCCCAATCATGTTCGAGCGTGAAATAGGTTTTAACCTTAGCCGGATCAGAAGCAACCGCCATAAAGCGATCATCATTCACTAATGCAAGCATAGTACCATCAGCTGTTGCTAATTTCTGACGTTCAGTTCCTCTAAAGATTGCCCATTCACCATAAGTGACTGTAGGACCAAATGGAAAACGTTTTTTATCTGTGAATGCTTCTTTACCCATTCGCAAAATCTTGCCAATAGTAGAACTTTGCATGGCATCTCTTAGATCATGATCAGTCTCTACCCAACCGTGTTCGTTTTCTTGGGGAGGCATCCATAGTTTAATAAGGATTTGATAACCACGCGGAAAAACATCATCACAATTGATTTCTTCCATAACAAAATTATGAATATCTTCTGGATTTTCTTGCCATAGAAAAGGATTTTTCCAACTATTACCCGAATCATCGGGCGCTAATTCGTTAACTTCCATTTCTACATCTTCATACTTATAAGCAACATTAGCCATTAGTCACCTCAGATTGTTGAGATTCTGGCGCTGATTGATTAGATTGTGGAGTTGGATTTATAAAAGATGTTGGGATGTTTTCAGAATTTGGATTCTGTCTTAACCAATTCGCTGCTAAATTAATGATATCTAGTGCGCCTTGTAATCCAACATGTCTATCTAATGAAGCCTTACTTAAAGTAGGATCACTTTGCCCTGTGGCTTGTTTATATAAAGCAGTTGAGTGAGCTGCAATATCATTATGGATAGCTTGGAGGATCTTGATAACAGACATAGAATTTCCTTAAAAAAGAAATTCATTCGTTATC